TATCTAAAATCAAAAGAATTATGACTGTGATAGAACTTTCCATTTTCAAAGCTCATATTCGGTGTAAGCATTTTCTTTTCTTCTAATAGAGAGTATTTATGAGCAGAAGCCATTTTTGCCTCTTTCATCGCCGTATGATACGAATCATTTGGTAATGAATCTCTTGCTTTATCTTCAAAATTGAAAAGAGTTTTCAAAATCTGGTCTATATTACTATTACTAGCTAAAAGAAAAACCAGAGAAGCATAGTCCGAGCTTAGAAAATTAGGTCCATCTGAATCTAATGTTCTAGTTCCCATAGTTTCCAGCATACCATGTATTCTGAATCCTTGAGGGTCTTTACTTTTCCATTTAGTATACTTTTCTGTGTATCTTACATCACGCTCTAGATTTATTGATACCCAACTTTTTAATCCATGCTTTATAGCAGATAAATCACCTTTAGAAAAATTGTAACCAATTTTACTCTGTAGCCATAAACCTACATAGTTACTAAAAGACTGTGGAGTGTGAGTATTCTTTACTTCTTCGTATTTCTTATATTTCTTCATTTCTATTTCCCATTCATCTTCGTTATACCTTATTCGTTCTCCTTCACTATCTTTATGGTCACCGGGATATTGATAATACTCTACTCCTTCTATTCCACCATTTTTAACAAAATCATCAAATATTGAATAGTAGTCGTTTGTGCTAGCACCATTTTTATCTATATATGTGATATAATTATGTATCCAATTCATTGTTTCATAATTAAGAGATAATTCTTCACACATTTCTAGTATCCAATTATTTCCGAAGACACCTTCTATAATTGAAGACCAAGATTGCCAAATTCTAGGATAACCACAAGCAACAAATGAATTTATACGCTGAGGAAATTGAAAATGGTCATAATAGGTATTGATATTTTCTTTCCTATCAAAAGCATAGGGATTTACAGTATAGAAAGTACTTCTACCATTATAGTCATTTACAAATCCTCTTAAGTTCTCTATTATTTGATAAGCACCAGTGCATTCTAGTATGATTTCACCCCAATTACCATAACAGGCAAAGCCCATTGAGTCAATATGTGGATGATATAATACTGAGAAAGGATGTTCAGATAGCTTATAAGCATCTTCCTTGCTTTCTTCGTTAAGAAAACCTATTGGAGCCATTTTTTGTAAGTACCTAGACATTTGAGGTTCCCAATTAAGAGACATAGCATCAGTCATAGGGAAAGCTATATAAATAGGTGGTAAATGAAAATATTTACGAAGCCTAAGTCTAGCTCCTCTAATAATAAGTAAGACTTGCTCTCTTATGTCATCATATAGAAACTCATATTCATTTAAGAAATCTTCAAACGGAAAGTCTTTATTTGTTTCTTTGAAAGCTTCTACTATAAATCTCTTCATTGTTACCTTATGTTCTTCATTATAGTAGGTACATTTTATTATATATTCTGGGTCTGTTATTCTTTCATATTCTTTTGGATTGTATTGGAACATTTCTGTCCTCCTTTTATTTTATGAACCGTGAGGGCTGGTTATTGTTTCCCAGCCCCCCGTGTTCGATTATATGAAGAAGTTACTAGTTAACCTCTTCGGATTTTGACAAGATAAGTTTTTACCTTATCATTCCCAGACTCTTGCCTAGCTTTCTGAAAAGAAACAACTTGCCCGTCTTTAAGACGAGTATTAGCTGTCGCAGATTTCCCACCGACATAAATCGCAACTTGCGAATCGTCAATGCCAAATCCTTCTTTTTCAGCAATCTCAGCAGGGGTAGACGCATCTACAGTCTTAGGAACACCACCTGTGTGGTATGCCATATAGCGTACTTCAGCCATCAATGACCTCCTGTGCTTTGTAGGTAGTTTCCTACGCTACTGGTTGTGGGCTTTAAGCCCGTCTTCCTAATGGTAAATCGAGCAATTGGTTTTATTCCTTGCTTTCCGCATTCCTTCCTGTAATTACCCTGAGTCCTTCTCAAGATAAATAACGATTCATCGTATGTTGGATAAATACCAATCAGTCTCTTTTCCCATAATATAGGAACTTCTCTTCTTTCGCCACTAATAGTGACCTTTTTTGTTTTAAACCATGAAATTTGTCTAACTTCATAGTTTTCACCTTTACCTTCTAACTTTGGTTCCGTAGCCACCATGCCCTCGCTTTATTCTTTAAATAGTTATTATTATCTTTTTCTACCTTACCATTTAATTTCATAGCCTCTCTTCTCCACCATCTCATCCTATCTCGTAGATAAGTAAGTTTAAAAACAAGAAAGACTATTGTTAGCATAAGTGCAACAATAATTAAAGTTACAGTTAATGGAATCATAAGTAATGTTTCCATATTAACCTCCTTTACGGATATCGACCATTGAATTAATATGATTATCTATCATCATTTCTATTTCTTCATAATACTCTTCAATTATTCTATTTGCCTCATCTATATCTTTTTTAACTAATTCAATTGCCTTATCTTTTGAGTAACCCATAAACTCTAGCTCTTTTTTTATATTATCAAGAGCCTCGTCTACCTTACTCATTTATGGCGAGAGTCAAAAATGACTCTACCGTTAGGGATTATAACTGCTACTTTTCCATTGTTATACGATACTACACCACAAACAATATCTGGGAACTTCTCTTGAAGACCCTTCACAGTTAACTCAGTTGGTGTTCTCTTAGAGAACTTTGGTTTACTCATAGCAAACCTCCTTTTCACTTGTACTTGTTAATGAAAATCTATCCGGTAAAAGATTGGCTACTAACATTATGTGTTGAATAATTTCAATGAATCCACATAATACTTTCGCCAACCTTTTAAATCTTGTAGTGGCTCGCTTACGGAGTTGAGTCGTGTACACTTGACTGACCACTACAATTGAGAATCATCCGATAGTAGGGAAATAAATAAACCTACAGTTATATATGGATGTCTCAGGGATGCTAGGGAACATGAATAAAAACCCTAGCACTCGTTTACAGGACAAAATTAAACTTTTGACTTGCTGGGCATACTTGCCCCAATGTACAAAAAAAATATAGCACTTTCCCCCTACACCAAAAATCTCGAGACTGGTGCAAGGGGAAAGAGTGTATAAGGCGTGTTTTGGCTATCAATGGTAACCACAGTAACTTTGTTTAATGGTTCTGGCGTAGCCTTCATCCCATTGCTCAGTATACTGTCTGAGAGCCCGATACAAATTTTAGGGGGAATAAAAATATGTTCTTATGTGAGGTCTCGGAGGACTCGATACTTATACTCCCCCAGAATAGAAAAGGGGACAAAATAGCCCCCTTTTCATTAACCATAAGTCATAAGACTATGGATGACTAAACAAATAAATAAGACTGAAATGCGGATTATTATATGTTTCATATTACTGCATTTACACCTCCTTTATTTCGGTTTCGTTTGCTAAAATAGATAGCCCATAGCTGAGCTTTCTTCATTTTTTTAAACTTAGAGGGTGGACTATTAGGAAAAGCCCTAACAGCCCACTCAACTAAATCTACCCTTCTCCAACAGGGAATCGGGTCATTCCAAATCATCTATCATGTCCTGTACATCATCTGTAGCCATTTTGACTATGATGGACGCAACCATAGGTTCGTCAAGTGCATCAATATCCTTTTGGACTTGGTCAAGCTTATTTGATATATCATCATGAGTACTTTGGACAATGTCCTCTATATCATTTTCAAAAAGCTCTGGAGGATAAAACTCAATTTCCTCCTTTTCATCGTCAAAGTTACCAAACCATAAGAGAGCCATTGCCACTATGACAAAACAACAGCCCAATCCAAACATACCAACATTTATAATCATATCCCAATTCATCTTAACACCTTTAGTGCTTTCTTCTTTGCAATACGCTTAATCTGATTGGCAGTCCTACCAATAGACTTCAGAAGACTATTCTTCTTCAATCTCTTCCTTTTTGCATCTTTAGCCTTTTTATTTGGCATCAGATACCCCCTTTTTAGGTTTAGGGTTAAGTGACAAATGCTTAGTCACAGATAACTTTAAAGGTTGACCCTTGCGGTTCTTTTTACCTTTAACAGTTGTTATCTCAACTACCTGACGCATTTTATTGCCACGAGAAATTTCAATCACTTCTTTATTCATTTTGAGTGCCTATACCTTAATCATTGTAATAACAAAATAAATGTAAAAGCAGGTAGTGACAGGAATGCCACTACCTAAAAGGCTTTTACAAAAAAAAGGATTCGATAATGTCTCACCCCGAGGTGAGTCACGAATCCTTTACCAGCCAATACTGCAGTAGGGCTAGTGAAACCAGTCGCTAGACTAGATTTTCACTTTCTTCGGTAACGGTTTATAAACCGCAGAATGCGATTTAGTGTCATCGAAGACAGTGATTTCACTTGCTCTACGGTAGTCAGTATCCGGGACAGCCTTAAGGTTGTCAATCTGGTCAACAGCAGAGCGAATACGCTTTGCCGAGAGAATCTCTGGCAATTTGCTCTTCTGTGAACAGGTGACTTTAAGACTGTTAGTACGGATACGGTTGCCATCGCTGTCGGTTTTATGAACGAATGTCATAACACCATTGACAGCTTTGCGACTACCTGCGAATGTATTGGAAATGGTACATTCTAACAAAGGTGAAGCCATGCTTTATCCTGTATTACAGTTATAATGGACTATTCCAACGGCTAGTCCGATGAGCCGGCGTATCAGGGATACGACTGCAAGTCATTGGTCTATTGAATTGAGGAAACACCACAATTAATAGAACAAATCTATTGCTGATAGCAAGTAGGGGACAGGTCATCTAACCCAGAGCACGACTGAAGAGAGTGCGTTCGTGCACCGCTAGAGTTTTACTTGTTTACTAGTACGGTAGTACTAGGTAGGATAGGTACACTGAGGGTGAGCGAGGGACGAGCCTTGGAGTTAGCCGAGCCGTATGTCTACGAAAGAGTCCTTATTCCTGTAGGCATAGGGTGTAGGTATAGTACATATAAGGACAATGCCTGTATGGTACACTCATAGTAAGCACACTGCTAGTGCTAGTGTATTACCAGCCTATGATAGTGTGCTGTTAAGCTATGATGTGTGACATAATACTATATGTGCTAACTCTCAACCTAAGTGGACCCCCTACCAAGTGAAACTTGACGGGGTGCACGCTGGTGTATATCAAGAACTCCCATTCTAGTTTTAGTTTTGACAAATGGTTCTTTTTTCAACGGTTTTATCTTTATAATTTCATGCTATGAAAATCGTTACAATATCGTTATTTTGTATTATTTTTGGAGGGATTCTTGGTAAAGGGGAACCTGTCAACCCGATTTTTGAAAAGGGTGAGGTGGTTAATACTATATTTCAAGAGATAATTTCTAGTGATGGAGCAGAACACTGGTTTCTAGACCTAAAGGAAGGAAAAAAGTACTGCTGGTACCATATGGAGTATGAAAATTTAAAAATAGTACCAAAAACACTTGACACACTAGCTAATAGACCTTAGCTTCAAGCCTACCTAGTTAGCTAAGAATTAAGGTTTTCTTTAACAAGTATAGTCCTTAGATTTCTTAGCTACCTAAGATAGTAATGAACGAGACTAAGGAGGCTATAATGGCTAGTACCAAGGGTAAAAAACCTACTAATAAGGACAGGGATAAGGCTATTCGTATGCACGAACAAGCTTTAAGAGATATCATCCCTAAATTCAACGGATTATATAACCAAGTCCAGGATTTCTTTGCTGTTTTTTCTATGTTTGTAGAGATGATGGGTAAAGATGATGAGTTTGCTGAGTATGTGAAGAGCAAACTAGAGAAAGCTAAGAAATTACAGGAGGAAAACAATGAAAATACTATACCTATTGATAATGTTGTTGCAGAAAACAGTTAAATTGGCGTATTTTAGCAGTAAGTTGTATTTTCTTAGGTTATATCATATTTTACTAAAGGAGTATCTATGTATTCAGAGAACTTTGAAAGGATAATAGAGACAGTTCTTCATCACGAGGGAGGATATGTTGATGACCCCACAGATAAAGGGGGAGAAACTAATATGGGAATCTCTAGAAGAGCTTTTCCTGAGGAGGATATAAAGAATCTAACGAAGGAAAGGGCTACTTATATATATCACGAAAAGTATTGGAAACCATCAAAGGCATATCTTGTTCCAGAAAGGCTACAAGAGTTGTATTTTGATATGGTTGTCAACTTTGGACCAAGGGGTGCTGGTAGAGTACTCCAACACGCTATCAATGGTAAGTATAAAGACAGTGTTGTAGTGGATGGCTTTGTAGGTCCTAAGACATTAAAGGCTATAAAAAAGCTAGAAACAGAGAGACTTAGGGCTTATAGAGTACTAAAGTTTGCTGAGATAGTGTGTAAAGACGAAAAACAAGAGAAATTCTGGTATGGATGGTTCAGGAGGGCGGTCCGTGTCTGATTTTACTGTAATAAAAGGTACTAATGAAAAAATTGTAAAGCTAATAGCTGATAGACTAGAAGTTGGTCAAAAGAAGTATAAACAGGAAATGCAGTTTGAGGATGGACGAAATATGATTAGAGAGACATTAGAGGAACTATTAGACGCCTGTGTTTATTTGTCAACTGAACTTCTTAAATTAGAAGAAAGGGTAGGTAAATATAGCAACGATGGCTACATGAGGGACTATTAAAGAGTAATGCCTACACCATTTCATTGTCACGGATGTGATAAGCCAACAATGAATAGTGAGGGATTATGTGACGATTGTGTTCGAGATAAGCATAAATCACAAGAAGGGTCGAAAGTCGTACCCGGTGTACACCCTAAAGGAAGCAAAAGAAGAGGGGATTCCATGCAAACACTGGAAAGACGCTCAAGAGGGAGAATACTGCGTTTCTGACGATGATTATGTTGCTATAGTATTAAAAAGAAAAAAATATGAATCAGATAGAAATCAACCAACATTATATATTCGTACCCCATATGGTTACATTATGCACAATCCAAACTATAAAACACAGAAATTTTATGCTGAGGGCAGGTCAACGCCTTGGACCCTCTCTGGGAAACCAGCCCTTGAAGTACAGTCTCGTTCCGAAAGGTGGAAAAATCTTGCCCTCGCATATGTTTCTACCAACTTTGATGCTGACCTTGCTATTGATATGGTCATGGGTCAAACAACTCCCCAGCAAAGAAGACGCTGGAAACGAAGAATTAGAACAGAGGAGTTTAAGAAAGTGGTAAGAGAAGAATTAGATGTATTATTAAAAGATTCTGGTAAAGACCGTGAGTATGTTATGGAATTGCTGGAAGAAGCCATACAAATGGCAAGAGATAAGAAAGATGTTACTAATATGATGAGAGCAACAGAAAAGCTTATGTCATTACATGGTATGGACGATAAAGACACTATAAAGACCACTAGGTCTATAGAGGGTGTATCAACTAAGAAACTAATAGCCGATGTTCTGGAGGAGGAACAAAAGTTGAAACTAACAGAAACAACGGAAGGAAATGGAGAATTACGAGGAGAAATATCAGAAACTTCAGGTTCTTAAGAAGTTTAGGGAAAGTATTGGTCTTTTTGGGAAAGTGTGTTTCCCTACTGCTCTTAACAGGGATATTCCTCCTTTTCACACTGAACTATATTCCCATCTTAGGAATGAGGCTAAGCGGAGGCTTTTGGTTGCGGCTCCCCGTGGCACTGCTAAGTCTACTACTGTTTCTCTCATTTACCCCTTATGGAAGGTCGCATTTAAATCCGAAGATGAAGACTTATTCATCGTTATTATATCAGAAAGTCAAAGCCAATCTGTCAACTTTCTCTCTAGGATAAAATATCATCTTTCACATTCTAAAACCTTCTCAGAAAACTTTGGGGACATGGGTCCTTCCACTGCTCGTAGGTGGACTAATAATGATATTATTCTTGCAAATGGTGCTCGTATTATTGCTGTGGGCACTGGTCAACGAGTTAGGGGATTTATTGAGGGTGACACTAGACCTAATCTCATCATTATTGACGATTTTGAATCAGAGCTGAACGCATTTACTCCTGAAGCTAGAGCTAAGAACCGTAAATGGATAACCGAAGCGGTTATACCATCATTAAGCGATGATGGTAGAATTGCGATGATTGGCACAGTTATCTCAGAAGATTGTTTTTTATGCTGGGCTAAAGAATCACCTGCTTGGGATGTTCTGTGGTATTCTATATGGGATGATGACGAAAAAAGCTTATGGGAAGCAAGATTCCCTAGAGAGAGAATTTTACAAATAAAAGACGAGTTTGCCAGTGTAGGTAATCTTAATGGCTTCTATCAGGAGTATATGAATATAGCACAGTCTCCTGAAGATTCTCCATTTAAACCTGAATACATCCAGATACATCATTATGATTTTGAGATTAGAGATGGACAGGCTCTACTTGTTAAAAAATTACCTGACGATAAGGAAGAGTTGAAACCAGTAGCAGTATACTCTGGTGTAGACCCAGCATCTTCCCTATCATTGAAAGCTGACTTTTTTGTTATTGCAACATTAGGGATATGTAACGAGGGTAATGTCTATATGATAAACTTGGTTAGAACAAAAATCGACCCTGCTGAACAACCTGATGCTATTATTAAGCAATATAAAAAATATAAACCCAAAAGAATGAAAATAGAAACCGTTGCCTATCAAGAAGCACTAAGAAGTGCTGTTAGAAAACAAATGCAAGAAGAAGGATTATACATCCCCGGACTGGAGAAAGGCGTTAAACCCAGAAATAGAAAATCAGAGCGATTACTTTCGATGGTCCCACTTCTTGCAAAAAAACAATTTTTCTTTAGACCTCAAGATATTGAGGCACAATCAGAGTTTTTATCATATCCTAGAGGTAAGCATGACGATGTAATGGATGCAGTATGGACTGCTTTAGATGGTTCAAGACCAAGCAGGAGAAAAGAATTTGTTAAAATAGATGAACAAGAAGGATTTGGAAAGAAAGTACTTGACTGGATGACGATGTAACCTTAATTTATTGACAGGATAACTATGGCTGAGAAAAATAAATCCCCTAAAGATTTGGTGGAATCCACCCAAAAACTGTTTACGGACTATTCTAATAACCGTGAAAAATGGGCTATCCAAGCTCAAGAAGATAGAGAATTTAGATTAGGACAACAATGGACAAAAGAGCAAGCTCGTGTATTAAAAGAGCGTGGTCAAGCTCCAATTGTAGTAAATAGGCTTCATCCTGCAGTTGAAATGGCTAAGGCTTTGCTAACTGCTAATCGCCCTCAATTCAGGGTATCACCTAGAGAGGATAGTGATAACCAAGTTGCTCAAATGATAAATGGATTACTCGCTTATATGTGGGATATATCAGATGGGGTAAGCGTACTAAGGAATGTTGTTGATGATTACTATGTCTCAGGTATGGGAATTATGATGTGTTATCAAGACCCAATGAAAGACAATTCAAAGGGTGAGGTTTGCATAAAGGATATAGACCCGTTAGATGTATATATTGACCCTAACTCAAGAGACAGATTCTGCGATGATGCAGAGAATATCATTGTTTCAAGAATGTTCACTAAAGAACAGGCTCAAAAAATGTATCCAATGTATGATACTAAAATAAAGAATGCTACATCAGATAGGACATCTGACAGACCTAATACTGGAAGAGAGTATGATGGTAAGGCTATTTTTCCAGAAGATACTGAAACAATGACCGATAATGCTCTTGGTAATAGTTCAGAATATGTAAGAGGTTATGAAAGATATTATAAGATGATAGTTAAAAGATATCGTATTCATGAAACATTTACTGGTAGGGAAGCGGTAATGGAAGATGACGAATTTGAGAACTATATACAACAACCTGCTTGGTTAATAGAAGGAAGACCTTTTGTTCGCAAAGATGTTGCTCAACTTACTATGCAAAAACTATTAGAAGCTCATTCTCAGATGTTGCAACAAGCTGAACAACAAGGTGTTCCACCTAACGAGCTTCCTCCAGAGCCTACAATAGAACAAGTTACCATAGGTCAGTTTATAAAAGAGGGTTTAATTAAGGTTGTTCAAATAGATGTATGCAGAGTATGTCAAGTAGTAGTTATGGGAGACCAACTCCTCTATAAAAGAGTTCTTCCAATTGAGCACTATCCAATAGTGCCTTTTATGAATATCCACACTAGGACACCTTATCCGATGTCTGATATTAGAATGTGTAAGGATATGCAAGAATATATAAATAAGACACGGTCTTTGATAATTGCACACGCTACTACAAGTACAAATGTAAAAATTTTAGTCCCAGCAGGTTCTGTTGACATGAGAGAGTTTGAATCTAAATGGTCTCAACCCGGTGTTGCTATAGAGGTTGATTTTGACCAAGGAGCACCACAGCCAGTTCAACCTCTTCCACTACCTAATGAGTTATATCAAAACGAACAAACTGCTAAATCAGACATTGACCATCAGCTAGGACTATATGAGTTAATGATGGGTAATTCTCAAGCCGCCCCTCATACTTATAAGGCAACTGTATCTATTGATGACTTCGGTCAAAGAAAGATAAAGTCAAAATTAGCTGATATCGAAGCTGGTCTGAGTCGGGTGTGTGCTGTTGCAATCCCACTTATGCAACAATTGTACCAAGAAGAAAAAGTTATCCGTCTGGTGCAACCTAACAATACGACCAGCGAATATTTAATAAATAAAAATTACTATGACGACTTTACTGATTCAGTACAAAAGTGGAACGACATAGGAATTGGTAGGTATGATGCTGTAATAGTTACAGGTTCTACATTACCTACAAATAGATTTGCTCAACTCGAGATGTATATGGATGCTTATAAGAATGGCATCATAGACAAAGAAGAAGTTCTAAAGAAAACTGAGATATTTGATGTCGAAGGTGTTCTTACAAGAACTGATACTATTGAACAGTTACAATCACAATTGCAAGGTGCTGAAGAACAGATTAAACAATTGCAAGGTGATATGCAAACTAGAGATAGAGAAAATGTCAATCTCAAGCAAAGAGTTGAAGTTGAAAAATTCAAGGCTGACCTCGATAAGACTTCTAACCGTGCAAAAGCCGCAGGAACCTTATATGAGAAAAGACTTGATGACGCTACTAGTGAAATAGCATCTGAAATCAAAAGAGCGAAGAAAGATGCTGGCAAAAAATAGGATACCCCAGCACTAGATGGGCTCCATATTGAGGAACTATTGATATGTCTCAAGAAAATCAACAAGGTCAAGTAACAGATTTGGAGGATTCTCTGTTCACTGAGGAAAGTGTAATAGAAGAAGCTTTTAATCCTGTAGCTGACAATACACCAGAACAGCAACCTGTTCCACAGGCTGAAGGTTCTGCTATTGTGGATGAACAGATTAGATATGCTGAACCACAAAATAACGAAGAAGTTCGATACCAGTACTGGCAATCTGAAGCAGATAAAGCCAAAAATGAGAATGAGAGACTTAAGCAAACTGTAGAAATTCTACAGGATACTCTTAAGAATCCTAATCAAGCTGTAGCTCAACCCGAACCAACGGAACCTGAGCCCGAGCCTTTTCGTGACTCACCAGAGAAACCACAACGCCCAGCAGGGTTTAACAGAGCAGAGGCTATTGATGACCCAAATAGTGCATCTGCACAATATCTGGACCAGATGGACCAGTATCGTGACAGCATGGACCAATGGAATCATGATAGAGTCGAATACGAAGCTGACTTACTAAGACTGGAAAGAGAATCCTTACAGGAGTCTCAACGGAAACAGCAAGAAGCCTATGAAGCTGAACAACGAAATGCTGAACAGATGAACACTATTGCTAATCAATTGAAACAGAATTACAACGCCAATGACGATGAAATTCAAGATTTTGTGCAGAAGATGAGTTCACCTGATTCTCTCTCAGTTGAAAACCTATGGAAGTTGTATCAAATGGACAAAGGACAGGTACCTGCACCACAAGCTACACAGCCCTCTCCTGCGTTTAACCAAGTTCAGAGAGCACAGTCAGTGCCTCAACCTATGGGAGTTCAAACAAGTGCTAATATGGCACAGAGCTCTAAAAGTGCTGAGGACATCATTATGGATGATTTAATTACTGACTATAAAAGTAAAAATCCTTGGAATACCTAAGGGTAACTTAAACACATAGACTAGGAGTCTAACGATGGCTAATCAATATAGCATAAATGCCGGAGGAGCAATGCAATCTTCTTCTATCAATGATAGTAGACGGATGTATAACTTCGGTGAAAGAGTTGCTGAATTGGCACCAGCCCAGTCTCCATTCTTTGTCTATCTCTCAAAAGTTGCTAAGAAGTCCACGGATGACCCTGTATTCAAATTTTTGGAACAGCGTCATCAATGGCAACGCCGTAACTTTGAGATTAAGACAACTAACGAAGTAGCCGCCGCTTATTCAAGTGGGGCTTTTGCCTACGCTTCTAACGATAAGGTATTAGTTGATTGTCTTTATGACAAATATGGACGGACTGTGTCAACAGCAGTTCAACCACTGTTCTTGTTAAAAGACCAGTTAATTCAAGTTGAATGTAAGTATGCCTCAGATGGTAGTACATATGCCACAGATGTGCATCACGCAACATTCAAAATAGACGCAGACCCTGATTTAGCAGGGGATGCCGCCGCTTCAGGACTTGTCCTTTCATTTATTTCACTTTCAAAGCCGGGAACAGGTGCAATTACACCTGCTAACGCTTCGAAGATTAAAGTGGAAGCAGATGGTAAAGGTCAGGTAATTGGTAGTGCTTTCGCAGAAGGTGGTACTGACCCTGAAGGTTGGAAGGACGAAATGTACGACCGTGAAGGATATGTACAGATTTTTAAAACTGCTATACCTATGTTCTCAGGTACCGCAATGGCTACACGCTATCGTGGTAAGGCTGATGAGTACAAGAGAGTTTGGCAGGAAAAGTTAATGGAACATAAGATGGATATCGAACACGCTATGCTGTTTGGTATTGGCTCTGATGATTCTACATCAACTGGTCCTGTAAGACGCTCTTGGGGAATCTTGCCTTATACTGAGAGGTATGGAAAGATTAAATCTTTTACATATGCTAGTTCAACCTACGATGATTTCCTAACAGCAATGGAAGATATTTTCGCACCAGAATCTGGTAACAGTGGAAATAAACTTGTACTTGCTTCAAGGAAAGTTATCACTTGGTTAAACAAACTCGGTGCTGACTCATTCTTGGGTAACACAGTTGCACTAGGACATACAGCAACCACCAACGGTGGTTCTAATGCCTACGCACTTGATATTCAGAATGTGAAGGGTGCATTTGGTCACAATGTATCTACAGTTAATACCATTTATGGTAATCTTCACTTTGTTGCAGAGCCTTTATTTAGAGGTATGTACGAAGATTATGCGGTTATGGTTGACATGAAGAATGTTAACTATCGCCCATTAGCCGGTAATGGTGTCAATCGTGATACACATATTATAACCAATGTTCAGAATAACAATGTGGACGGAAGAAAAGATATCGTCTTAACCGAAGCCGGTTTAGAGATTCAACTTCCTGAAACTCACGCTATTCTGAAGTGGGCGTAATAGCTGGCTTAACTTGGTTTGAGGGGTAGTTTTCTACCCCTCATTCCTAACTTAAAGGTAAAACAATGGCAAAAAAAGAAACTAAAGTAAAAGCTCCAAAAGAAAAAGTTGCAAAAAAGGCTAAGCCTAAAGTGACTAGGGGCGTTTACAATAAAAGAGGCAAATAATGTCTAAAGGAATGGTTACTTCTAATAGCGTTGGTGGTCCTTGGCAATCTGGCAATGATGATACTAATAACAATAGCAGGAGAACTGTAACTAAGACAAAGCCTAAAACTAAACGGAGTAAAAAATGAGTAGGATATTAAGTTATCTAAAAGACAGAGCATCCGATTACAAGGCTAAGAGAGCTGATGAGAGACAAAGGACTGAAGACCTTGGTTCTCCTTGGTTAAAATACCCTATGGAGCAGGCAGAAATGGCTGGTCAAGCGGCTAGAAATGCGGCTCCTCAAGTTGGACCTCCTACTGCTGATGCACAAGCAAAACAAAATGTTGCTCAGACTACAGCAGAAGGTGTATTAAAACAAGGCTCTCAAGGTGGTATGATGAGTATGGACGCTATGAGAAAAGGTTTTGACCCTTCTAATGCAGAGAGTGTAAGACAGATGCAAAGAATGTTAAACCAAGCTGGTTTTACAAGTGCAGATGGGAGTCCTCTTGCTGAAGATGGTATGTTTGGTAGGAAAACTGAAGCGGCACTTAGAAGAATGCAGGGTGGTTATAGACCTGACCATGCATCCGTAGCAGACCTTACTGAAAATCCAAATGCTGAAGGTAATATAAATACCAGAGGTAAGGAACATCTAGCAAGTCGTGAAGGTCGTGGTGATAGGATTATCCCTGAAGAAACCATAGTTGGTAGTTATGCAGGAACTGGTGGATTACGAACTACTGAACCTGAATATGATATAAATACTAAACAGCGTGAAGATGCAGTTGGTAATATCAGGGGTGGTGCGAAATCAATAGATGATGCTATTGAATCAGCCGCACCTTGGTTAGCAGAGTCCTCACCATATAGAGGTGCTAAAGAAGGTTTGAAATCTTTCTTTAATTGGGCTGGAGATGCTGATTACTAATGGCAATCTATGGTAGAAGAACTGATTCCTCCCGTATGGGTAGTTATGAAAGTGAAAATTCGGGAGGAATGTCAGATATGTTTGATGCTTTGGGAGGAGCAGTTGATAACTGGAGGGTAGATAATCAAGATAAAGTAGATGCATTTAAAACAGGTGTTAAGAAAAAACTTGGATGGAAACCTGAATTAGAGCACGATGGTAAAGTCTATGAAGAAGCTCGTTGGGGTAAGCATAAAGGTCCTGATGTATTACAAGGCAAATCAATGGGTGAAGCCTTTGGTAATGTTAGGAAATACTTCGGAGATAGGTTAAATTCTATGAAGAAAAGTCAAGAACCAACTACCGGAGGTGGTACTGTTGCAAATACAACAATACAAACTGCAGACCCGTCTACTGTGAAAGCTACAGCAGAAGGCACCCAAGAAGGTGCTAATACTATGGAAACAAAAATGGCTGACTTTAGAAGTAGGGATGGAGGTAAGGGATGGGACCCTAGTCAAGAAAAGTGGTTTGACCCTAATCAAGCCGAACAATATGGTTGGGTAGATGGGAAATGGCAGGACCCAGTACAGGAACAAGGATTTATTGAAAGAATACAAAGTCAAGTACCAAAAGATGCGGATGGCAATGTTAAAGTAAAGGGCGGTACTGGAGCACATCCTCTATTTGGATTTGAGGGGCTGGGTGACGCTTGGCAAGGTGCAAAAAGTTTATGGGGAGCATTAACTAAATAATGAGTTTTACAGCAAAAATTGGACAAATAACTGGGAGTGCAAGCGACAATGACGCTAATACAGTATCGACGGCTTTATTAAACGCTCAACACGAGATAATCGCAAAGATTAGTCAAGTTAATCCTAATATGTTACATTCTATGAGTACGGAGGAAACACAAACAGATAATAGCAGTGACTTGGAACCGTTGGACATAAACACTGTTGTTCTAAATGTAACCAGATATGATTCAACAAATAGCATAACTAGGAATTGCACTCCCATAGATATGAAGTTTAAAGAGAAGGCAACAGATTCAGATAGTATTTACTACGCTCCTAAAACTTCACCTGTGTATACATTAGATAAAGGTAAGGTGTATATATACCCAGCACCAACTGGAAGTGAGAATGGTAAGGTAACTAAAGTTGAGCCGGGTACTATAAATGATAATGCTGAGACCGTTGCTAATATGCCTGCTAGTTTAAAACCTTTACTTCTTAATATAGCTTCAAGAGATGTTATAATACAAAGGTTGGGTTCTTTTACTGGCAGTTTGCCAACAGATTTAAATGACACTACTGTATTTGATGCATTGGGAGATTTCGATGATTCCTTAGGGATAACAACAACACTACCAAGTATACACGCAGATTATCAAGATGCAGTCGACAAAGCACAGCATTTAATAGATGATGTAGGAAATATAGGAGGGGATGTAAATACAGATGGTAGTGGTACAGATATATATTCAGCACAGAAATGGCTGATAGATGAAGACCCTGAGATGCTAAGTGGAACCTTATCTACTGCAGGGCAAGAATTACAAAGAGCCTCAGCTATATTATCAGGATATCAAGCAGAGTTAAGCAAATATCAAGCAGAAGTTGCTAAAGAGAGTGCTGAAGCAGGACAAGCACTCCAAGAGTATCAAGCCAATCTAGCAAAAAAGATACAGTTATTTACAACTTTAATAAGTAAATTAAATACCGATTATCAATGGTTAACTGGACAATTGCAATTAGTTATGCAAAATATTGCACAGGGATGGGAACTGATAGGTGTAGGACAGTTAGACTCACAAGCAAAAGCTTTGGGTGGAGGAATAGGTAAATGAAGCTAAAAGAAATAGTAGAGCTAGTACAACAGCATCACCCCAATCTAGGTGCTCAAGAAGTCGTTAAGATGGTTAATAGAGCACAAGATGAGTATTGCTCAAGGACAAGACTATTAGAAGATGCTGTGCAGTTTACCTTAGTCTTAGACCAAAGAGGTTATAGCTTAAGTGTCTCAGGGAATGATGACCAGATAATGGAAATAAAGAATGTTGACCTCGATGGTAAGTCAATAAAAAGATTTTTAGGAAGACCTTATAAAAGGGATTTAACATAATGAGTACTACAATAAAGCAATGGGTTTGGTGGACTGAGCGTGGTGCTATCTGGATTGGATACTACGATGAAACCAAAACAGAAGAAGACCAGTTTGCTTCTCCTGATTCTACTGTTGCAGGTAAAAATATAACTGTATTTTACTATAAAAAATCAGACCATTTTGATTTACCTTCTGCTAGTGATGCTTGGGAATCTCAAACTCCAGAAATACCTGAACAATTCCATGATGCTTTAGTTAATAAAGCAATAGCAATAGGTTATGAAAAAAGCCCTCAGGGTTTACAGATGGCACAATACTTTAATAATAAATTTGAGGACGATGTAAAGAACGGTAGGAAATATGCTTATAGAGCAAGAACTGGTACATTTAAAGAAATAGCACAACAGGACTTCTAATGTGGGATGTTAATAGTAGCTTCAACTTGATAGATGAATCCTTTGATAAATTAGGACTTGATTACTTCTTAGATAGAAATTTATACGATACTGTTTCGGCGGCATTATCTACTTCGTTTACTCGTAAAACCCCTAGTAAACCTACATATAGTAATACTAGTTCTTCTTCGGCTACATTTTCAAATGTTAGTTCTCCCACATCTACTAGTTATTCAACTGTATCTAACCCACAAAGCACAGCTTGGAGTGGAGCATAATGGCAGGTAGCTTAAGTCATCCTAATAAAATTAAAGATGTATATAAAAGTTTAGTTTTTTATAAAACATCAGATGGTAAATATTACAGAGACAATGGAACTCAAGATGTAGAGTTAATCATAGGTGGTGGGCATACTGGAATAAATAATAGTTTACATTGGTTAAAATTTACAACAACTAGTACCATATCTAGTGGTAACTTGTTCGAAGTAATAAATAATAGTACATCTATGATATCATTAGATGTAAATGGTACATTAAAACTAAAAGAACAAACATCAGCACCGTCTTCTCCAGCAGAAGGACAAATAGCTTATATAGATGGTGCTTTGTATGTAGCAAAATAATAGGAGTCAATTATGGCAACATGGAAAGAGTTAGTTGATGTTAGTTCAACGCAGACGCTAACAAATAAAACATTAACAGGAGCAGTATTAGGTAGTTCAACAGCAACTACACAATCAGCTAGTGACAATTCAACTAAGGTAGCAACAACTGCTTATGTAGACAATCAAGCGGCACAAGGCGATAAAACACTATCTCATAAAAAGCTTTGGATTGGTAATTCTAGTGGACAAAAAGAAGAACATACTCTTAGTGGAGCTATTACAGTAGGGGCTGATGGAACTACAGCTTTAGCTAACGATGGAGTTACATATGCAAAAATACAGAATGTAGCTACTGCAAATAGAGTATTAGGTAGTACAAGTGCTGATGGTATCGTTGCAGAAGTTCAAGTTCAGACTGCTATGATAGCGGCTGATGCTATTACAAATGCTTTGATAGCAGATGACCAAATAGATAGCGAACACTATGTAGATGGCTCTATAGATACGGCTCACATTGCAGATGATGCAGTAGATGGCTCAAAGTTAGCTAATAATATAGACATAGCAGGAACGCTAGATGTAACAAGTGCGGCTACATTTGATAGCACTGTAACAATATCTGGAAATTTAACAGTCGCTGGTACAACTACAACTGTAAATGCTACTGATTTAAACATAAAAGATAAAAACATTCTGTTAAATAAAGGTACGCATACTGATGATGCAGGAGCAGTAAATACAGCAGATGGAGCAGGTATTAGTGTGCAAACTGATTCAGGAAATGATTCAAATTCAATTGCTAACTATGCTAACCTAACTTGGAATAAATCAGGTGCATTAACAGGATGGCAAGTAGAAGACACAGCTAATGCAGGGTCTTTTCCAATAGCTATTATGGAACATTCAAGTAATAGTACGGCTCCAACAGGAAATGCAGGTGGAGTAGGGTCATTCCATTTCGATTCAGGTGATGATAAATTATATGTTAGAACTGCATAATGGCTAAAGAATTTGCAAACTTACATGAGACACATAAAAAAGTAGATAATAAATTAAATGTAAAAGATACTGATTTTTTATTAAAACTTATTATGAGGTCTACTTTTGAAGGAGCTGAATTAGAAGTGGCTTACTCTGTATTAACAAAGCTCGCAGAAATGCACAAGGTAAATCTTGAAGGTTGAACTTTCATCAGATGAGTTGTACATCATCAAAACATCTATTGAGAATATGAATATCAAGGGTAAAGATGCACCTAGAGTTGCTAAGCTATTGCAAAGATTAAGTAATGCTTTCGAAAAGCAAGTAGCAAAAGATAACGAGGTTACATAATGGCTACTTGGAAAAGAGTATTATTAGCAGGTGATGATGACAGTTTGTCTACTTCTGGTGGTACGCTTACTGGTAATTTAGGTATTCCAAATAAGTTATATCACAATGACGATACAGGAACTTACCTTGCGTTTACAGATGGTCAGATAGACTTAAAAGGTTCAGGTGGTGTTCGTTTAATAATTTCAGACAACGAACATATAAACTTTTATACAGGGTCAAGTAGCGATACAGCATTAAACCTTAGTAGTGACCAAAGTGCTAATTTTTATGGAAATATAACAGTCTCAAAAGATGATGGATTTGTATATTTAAACAATGTAGGCACAGGAAATGATGGTGTATACATAAGAGGTACAAGTGCAGACAATATAAGACTTAATGTTCCTGCAAATAAATATTGCGAATGGGAAGTTGGGGGCGTATACAAAGCAAAAATAGATACAAATGGTCTTCAGGTAGGAACAGCAGGGAACGATACTAGTACTAGCTTACGAGTCAATACTGGAATTATTATTCACAAAGATACTGGGGCAGAAGGGAATGATGTTTCACTAACATTTGATAGACGAAGCGATGGTGCTACTGCATATGTCAAATGCACAGCAGGAGATGATGGTGCTTATGCCACAAATTTAAGTCTCATTACAAAAGGTCATAATGGTAGTGCTTATCAACTATATACAGGTCTTACTATAGATGACGAAGGAAGAGCCTTAATACAGGGTGGTACACCATTAACGGCTGAAGGAGTGAACAAAAGATTAAAGATACACGGCTCTGGTGATAATTATGTTTTAACTGGTTGCTATGATGACAATGGATGGGGATACTTCAACAGTTATAACAATGCCAATGGAATGCAGTTTTACATTGATGCAGGTATTTACTCATTTCGTAATGGTAAAATGATGATTGGAGTTGAGTCATCAGGTACAGCTACAAGTGCAAATCTATTTATAATAGGAGCAAATAATGCTGGAGATGGCATTAAGATTTCAAGGGCTGGTGATTCTCAAAATGCCCTAGACCAATATGCACAATTAAATATGAATCAAGGTACTACCAATCTGATTTCAAGAGGTGGTACTTCTTCTGAAGGGACAATAGCATTTCAAACAACTGCTGATGGTTCTACTCATAATACAAGAATGTACATAGACGCTAGTGGAAATGTCGGGATTGGTACTACGAGTCCTTCATCAATGCTACATTTAAAATCCGCAGGGTCAGAACACCCATATGTAATAATTGAGAATACTAACGCAGATGTAAATGCACCCGGTCTTAAATTTAATAAAAATTCAGCAAGTCCAGCAGACGGAGATGAGCTGGGTCACATAACTTGGCTTGGTGATGATGATGCTGGAAATTCAACTGGATATGCAGGTATTCACGCAGAATCAGCAGATGTGACTAATGGAACGGAAGATGGTTCTTTATTTTTAAGTACAAGAGTAAATGATTCAAGCACAAAAAGATTATCTATTGTTGAGGGCAAAGTCGGTATTGGAACCTCAACTCCTAGTCACGCTTTAAGTGTAAATGGTGAAGTTAGATTTACTTTAGGTGGAAGTTCTCAAGTGACTTTTAACACAGTTGGTGGCGATGGTGCTATGTATATAACTGATAGCGATGGTTCTGCAAAAGTTAATTTTGACACTGAAGGTGATTCTTATTTAAATGGAGGAAATTTAGGGATCAATAATTCGTCACCAGCAGGTAAAATAGACATCGTAGGTGGCAATGGAACAGTTAGTGGAACTCCTGATAGTGATGGCGATGAGTTAGTTATTAGAAATAATGCAGATGCAGGATTATCTATATTGGCAGGGGAATCGTCAGGTCATACATCAACTATTGTATTTGGTTCTACAAGTGATTTGAATGGTGCAAATGTTTTTTACGAGTACAACACCAAGACTATGAAGCTTGGTACTCAACATTCAGATGGTATATTAACTTTACGAAGTGGTAATGGTTCAGATGCCTTAACAATTAATGCTAGTCAAAATTTAGGTATTGGAACGCCAAGCCCTGCTTATAGACTTGAAATAAAAGCTTCTGGAACTTCGACATCTCCTTTAGTTATATCTAATTCATCAGACCAAGATATATTCTTGCTTTACAATGATTCTAGTGGTAGTGCTTGGTATTATATGAAAGATCAAAACGGGACTACACGAGTACGCTTATCTACTGATGGAAACTCTTATCTTACTGGAGGAAATCTGGGATTGGGCGAAGACACCCCCCTTGCAAAACTTCACATTTTTACAGGCGATTCAGGTATTACAAGTGCCGCCAATACTAGTGCTGATGAATTGATTATTGAAGGAAGTGGTGATTCTGGATTATCAATATGGACTCCTGCAAACAAGTCGGGTACTCTAGTTTTTTCAAGAGAAGGTGCGACTTCAGTAGGTTCAATAAAATATCATCATGTAAACGATGGCACTGGTCCTAATTCTTTTATATTTACAACAGCATCAACTACTGCCCTTACATTGGATGCGAATCAAAAAGCTACTTTCACAGGTGATATAGTAACTGATGACAACATTACAGCTAATTCAGATGCAGGTAAGACAGTTTTATCGACAAGTGGCAGTAATGCAGTTATAGATATGAATGATAGCACCCCTGCACATAAGGTGAGAATCCATGCAGGTGGTGACTCTTTTCTTGATGGAGGTTCACTAGGAATTGGAACTCAGTCACCTACAGCTATTTTGGATTTGCGAGGTACTGGTGGTGATGGAACTGAAATTTTACGAATACAAGGTTCTGCTAGTGATACTTTTAATTGGATGTCATCTTCAATGAGTCCGAATTTGGCTTCAGGTGAAACCAATATACATTTATTTGGACAAGCTGAATCATCAAAAAATAGTGGATATATAGGCTATAAATTTTCATCTTCAGGTGCTGATGCAAACCTAGTTACTATAGGACATTATGGAGCTAACCATATATTGACCGTTTCAGCCGCAGGAGATGTTGGTATTGGTAGAGAACCTTTAGGTACTGCGTATGGTGTAGGTATTAGCAATGTTTTAGAAATTGGGTCATCAGCTTCAAATACAGCAGGAACTATAGAGTTAGTTGGAAACACCAATGGTTCTGATGTTGCTATTGGAAATATTCTATGGAGAAATGAACATAACTACTATGCTAGTGGAGTTAATTACTGGGGTGGAAGTGGTGAAGGTGTAGCTAGGATTCAGGTTTCAAATGTACAGGGTTCTTCTACAGGTGGAGAACAAGGCTCAGAAATGACCTTTTGGACAAAGGCATTTGGTGGGGATTGTGCAAAAAGGTTAACGATTAATTCTATTGGTCACATTGGGATAGGAAAAACTCCTATAAGAATTTTAGATGTCGAAGGGTCTTTGGCAGGGCAATATGGTGGTGGTGTTCATAATAGTAGTACAACTGGACACGGATTTTTTATTAAAGGTGCTCCTAACAGTAATAACTACAATGCTTTTATGGTTGATAATCAAGAGGGAACTACTCTTCATACTATTAAAGGCAATGGATTAGCTACATTTACAGGTGATGTTGTAGTAGATGGTAGAGTTAAAACTGACCACACATATTTAAAAATACAGTCAAATGCAGATAATAATTATGATGCTATACTGCAATGGGACCAAGAAGATACAATGGCTTGGCAGTTGTATAACGATGGCTCTGATTCTGATAAGTTAAAACTTGGGGATGCAGGTGGTACTACAGCATTTGTTATTGACCAAGATTGTGATATAACAATAAAAGAAGATTTAAAGGTGGAAGGTGCTTTATCAGTTGACGGTGCTTATCCATTTATGATAAATGCTTCTTCGGATTGGAAAGGAACTTCTACTGAGAAGAATATGCCGTTTGCTGTGGGTGGTGTAGCTAGTGCAAGCGTAGCCACTACTTCAGATTTAAAAACCCAAATGACTTGGGTCGCTCCATTCCCAACTACATTAAGAGCTTTATATGTCACAAGTGAGACTGCTGTCACTGGTTGCACATTTAAAGTGGAAGTAGCTACTACATATAGTGTATTTGTTGCTGGTTCAGCTACTACTACTACCTCATATGTAAAAAACTTTACATCAGGGTCTACAGTGAATATTGCTTCTGGGTTGTCTATAGCAAAAGGGAATGCATTGCGATTCAGTATCGACCCAAATAGCACAGCAGTAGACCAATTTTTAGTAACCTTCGTATTTGAATAATAAAAGGAGTATAGAATGAAAGACTATGCAGAACGAAAAAAGAACAAGAAGTGGTCTGTGGCAAAGAGCAAAGTTGTTACTAGCCCAGCAGTCACGGAAGTTAAAGACGATAAAGGCGTTGTGGTTCGTAAAGCAAAAGCTGAAGTTAGCCACGATGCTATTCAATTAATCAAAAAACGCTACGATGCAGAAACAGGTAAAGCATTGCCAGATACTACACAAGAAATGTCAGTTGAGCAATGTGATGCATCTATTGCACACTGTGACAAAAGAATTGCAGAAGTCACAGCAGAAAAAGATGGATGGACAGCTTTAAAAGCTGACATCGAAGCGTTATAACAAAAAGGATAGAAAATGCCAGATAAAAAAGAAAAAGAAAATCAGGTAGTAGTTATCAATGATAAAGAATACAAAGTAAGTGACTTTAATGAAGAACAGCTTATGCTTGTTAATCATGTAGCTGATTTAGATAGAAAAATTGCAGGTTCGCAATTTAACTTAGACCAGTTACAAGGTGGGCGAAAGTTCTTTATGAAGAAGCTTGAAAAGGCTTTACAAGATGATGAAATCGCTGAAGCGGTGGTTGCAGATTAAAATGAATCACCCATCCCCAGAAAAGCAAATGATTGTTAGTTACATCTTGTTCCTATTTGTATTATTTTTATTTACAGTAGTTTCAGGATGTGACTCTGGGTGGTCTGTTGCTGGATGGGAAGTTAAGTGAGTGGAAAACCGGATACCGCTAGAAGTTATAGGACTGCTATTCTTGATGATAACGCCATTGTTTCTATTAACCTTAAATGGCTTGCTCAGATTCTCGTACTTATTGGAGGTTTGGTATATAGTTATTGGAGGATTGAAACAAGGATTATTAATCTTGAAAAAAATGTTTCAAAGTCTGATATTCAGATACAGGAATTAGTAGAAAAACATATACTAGAAGAGCAACAAAAATTTGCTGAACTAGAAGAAGAATTAAAATGGTACGAAAAAGCACTAGGTAAAAAGAAAAATAAATAATGGATTTTTTAGCAATATACGGCGAAGCAGGAATGATTGGAGTTGTTGGTGCAATGTTTGTATATTTAGTAGTATCACTAAGTAACAAATCAGCTAAACAACAAGAAACATTAGAAAATTTAAAAACTGAAAACAGAGGTCAATCAGAAACTTTAGAAAATATGGAAGGGATGATAATAAAATTAATTAGTAGATGGAATTCTAGTGATGATAAACTTGATAGAAAATTTGATGCTCTTACAAAAGAAGTGAATGATTTAGACAACCAAGTTTCTGAGATAAAAGGAAGCTTAAGTAGAATAAATGGGAAACATTAATGGATAGTTTAAAGGTTACAGGATTAAGTACAGGTTTAGGTTTTGTATATTGGACAGACTTAATATCTGGGTTGCTTATGTGTGTGATGTTTGTAATACAGATATACTACTTGTACCTCAAAACAAAAAAGATAAAGGAGTCTTAAATGGACTTAAAATCAATGTTGGTAAAACTTGCTGAAGAGCAAGCTGAAAAAATGCAAGAAGAGGCAGTGAAGCATTTAAGCTCAGACGAAATGGCTGATAAAATAGCTACTGCAATTAACAAGCGTATTGACATACCTTTTGTATCAGAAGATAAAGAACAGATATTTTTTGAAAAGGTAGTAGATGTTGTTACAGATATTATAGAAGGTATATTTAAAAAGTAGAATTTTAGAGGGGCGAACCTTGAACGGCTTTCTCCTCCTTAGCTAACTATCGTTAGTCCCTCTAAAATAATAATGAATATGGCTACTAAAAAACGCATTGACGGTTTCAATATACAGGGCAATAAGCTATCCAAAGAAGAACCTCTTGAGTGCTATTATTGTGGATGTGATGATATTGTTGGTGTCGAAATTATAGGTATAAATGAAGGACCTGTAATATGGGAATGTAAGCATTGTAATGAACATATGCTTAGATACTCTAGAGCAAAAACGGAGAGATTATTACAATCAGCTCCTGAAATAGAATTAACAGAAAAAGACTGGGAGGAAGCTTGGGCAAACGGACCAAATTAAAGCGTGCAATTGTTACGCCAGATAAACATTTTCCTTTTCACGATACTAGAGCGATTAGTGTTGTTTGTAAGGCAATTGAGAAAGTTAAACCAGATATCTATGTTGACCTTGGGGATACTGGCGAGTGGGAAAGTGTATCCCACTGGCAATGGAGAAAAAAGAAAAGACCTCCATTGGAGTACCAGTTACCTTTCGTGGATAAAGAAATTGAGCAAGTAAATGCAGGAATGGATTTAATAGATGCTTCACTTGATAAAGCAGGGACTAAAGAAAGGCATATTACTGAAGGAAACCATGATGACTGGCTTAATAGGTTTGTGGATGAGAATCCCTATCTTAAAGGCTATTTATTTAAAGACGCAGTACGCCTTAAACAGCGTGGCTATAAATTTCATCCAATCGGGAAGATGCTTAAGATTGGTCATCTTTATTTTTATCACGGTCACCATTTTGCTGGTATTAACCACACTAGGAATCATTTGCTACGACTTGGTTGTAATGTTATGTATGGACACCATCATGATTTCCAACAATCCTCAGTCACACATATGGATGGTCCAAAGTCAGCTTGGAGTATAGGTTGTTTAAAGGATATGAGTTCAGAAGCAAATGTATGGTTAGGAGGAAGGCAACACAATTGGCAATTAGGATTTGCAATAGTGAACTTCTATGATAAGGGTAATTTTAATGTGGAACTTTGTACAATAATTGATGGTAAAACAGTTGTAGATGGGGAGTTAATAATAGGTTAATGCCAAAACAAGTAGCAGAAATAAAACAATTTAACTCTGGTATAGTAGCTACTCCAGATGCTAAAGATATACCAGCAGATGCGGCTGATTTTTCTAAGGATATTGAAACAATAGCAAGTGATGGATTTTTAAAAGGTAGGAAAACAGAAAATTATGCTACTGCTTTAGGTGGTTTTAGTTCCTCTAGTACTGGAGCAGGACCTATTACTGTCGGTGTATATAAAGCACCATCTGGTGGTGGTGGTGGTGGAGGTGGCTAATGCCTAAGTCTAATTTTAATCCTGCCAACTTAAAATTATCTGGTACATATACAGGTTCTAGAAAAATAGATTACCAAGTTCGAGTTACAGCAACAGGTACTAATGAGACTTTTGGTGTAATTATAAAGAATTGGGACGCTCAATACTTTCTTCAATTTCAAGGTGGGTCTTCAACCGTGACACTTAGAAAAGATGAAGGAGATGGTACTTTTAGTGATTCAACTGAAGGTGTGCCTATATGGGTTGGTGATTATATCTACTCTTCAAATGGCGGTGATGGTGCAACTGGAGCTAGTAATTCCGTAACAAGTAATAATAATGGATTCATAGGTAGAGTAACCGCTATAACTACAGGAACTGAGGGTGATTCAGTTAAGAAATTTACAATAGATAATGGGTCAGGAACCGCAGGTATTCATAATTCTGCTATATCAGGTACTGCTAAAGTAGACGCTTATTGTTCTTATGTTTGCCAACTTCATGATGGAAGCACGAGTGTCCTAAGCCACGATGCTAGTAATGAAAAATTTGGTAGTGGTAAAGCATATATGCATGGCTTAGAGTTTTATTTTTCTGGAATAGACCAAAATACTGCTATGCAAGCAGGTAGTTATATACATTGGAATTTTACTGGATTTCCTATACGAGAGTACAGTGCTGATAAAATGACTAGAATAAATAAAAATGGAGCACATAATATATTAGGATGGGACAAGTCTCAAGAAGCATTTTCTATGCTTGAAGATGTGTATTCTGTAAAAGCAGAAGCTAAAAGTTATCCTTCGAGTCAAACTTATTTACCTTATCAAAATGCAGTAAAAAATGAACCTACATTTGCTACTAGAGGGGATGATACTTTTGCAGGGATAGGTCCACAAAATGAACCATTATATATGGGGTATCCAAATGTGAAACAATTTGGTAGAGATATGGGTGAAACTTTTCTATTAACTAATGGTGCTATATCTGTTAGTACATCAGTTTTGCCTGCCTTTGAGGAGTTTTGTCTTCCTGCACCTAGTAGTGATGATGCAGAAGATGCTAATATAGATTTAACTTCCTCATCTCAATTAATAGTTGGGTATGTTAAAGGAAGTTCTTGGTTATTAAAAGCCAATCGTTCAGATGGAGTAGAAAGCAGTCTAAATGTTGGTGGAACAATTTGTGGTATATATCTTGACCACGAAACAAATACTGATATTTGGGTATTATATGACAATGTATCTGACTATCATTTAAAAAAATATACAATAGGTGCTAGTGGAACAGCTATGTCTTTGAGTGGTAATAGAAGCTATAAATTAACAAGTGCTTCAGGTTCTACTTTAGCTACGCCATTTATGAATGATACTGTAAAGCTTAGTGATGTATTAGTACTTGATGGTTTCGTTTATGTCCTAGCTTCTTCATCAAATTATTATGATAGTGACGCTTCTTGGGAAGAGAAATCATTTGGTATAGGTAATCATAAAACAGAGTATTTATGGAGAAGCACTGACATAACAAGTGCACCCGGTAGTCTCCCAGATATTGGTTACACTGCTATTGAGTTTACTAATATAACTGGACCATTTCAAACAAGTGATAATAGTAATAACGCTGAAGTAGATGCTTATTGGTTTAGATATTTACACGATGAATGGTGGTATGAAAACACCTCAGACCCCGGTCAAGGAACTGGTGGTGAAGGTTACAGTCAGCAAGAGATTTACGGAAGTAATACTCCAGATTGGAGACTGAAGAAGGCAATACATCCAAAAGGATTATTTTTATATAGTAATAAATCAGGCTCTGAAACAGTTGCTGTAGCTATACCTTGGGTTTTTAATACTTTTGAAAATGAAGATTATTCGCATACATATGACACTGAGAGCCCTTCTAGTAATAGTGATGGTCAAGGCGTGATTTATAGATATAAACAAATAGGACCATTTATAAAACAAGATACCAAGACAACTGCATTAGGTGCCCATATCGAAGTTTACACTGATAGCGAATCTTGGCAACCTGAAAGCAGTACTTCATATGCAGGTATAAAAAGAATTGCATTAAACAATTCAAGTGTTGATATTGACACTAAGATAGATGTATCAATCTCAGGTTCATACGGAAGTGAAGAACTAAGTATGCAGTGGTACGGTGATGGTGGGCAATATACTGGCTTGTCAAGTATTAATTCATTTATGCCTAATACAACAATACTTCAGCCAAGGGGAATAGTATGTACAGAAAAAGACTCTGTGATATTCTATGATTTATTAACTTTAAATAATAGCAAATTAAATCAAAATGATTTAGATGGACGGGTCTTTTTAAACTCTTCTATATCAAGGAAAAAGTATACACCTAGTGAGAATATAAACGATTGGAAAGGACCATCTCAGACACTTAATTATAACGATACAGCTTCAGATTTTGATTGGATAGCAGTAACAACAAGTCTATCATTTAGTTGCTTTTACCTTGATGATGTAGGGGATGTTGCTGAAACTGCTAGTTGGAGTAAGATAGATGTATTAAGTTCTATTACTGTTGCTATTGCTGACGGAGCAGGTGAGAAAGATAACTCTAATTTATTACCTGATGGTACTGATAAAGATGATAACTCACATTACTATAAAAACTTCTATAGGATATCTATGCTTTATGATGGGTATCAAGAAAGTTGTTTAGGTGAAACTTTGTATTCTAATGCTAGTAACAATCCATTTAAACATGGTCATAAGATAACTATTGGACTCTTACCTGATAAGGTATCACCGAGGTTGTCTCATATAAATATATATAGAGGTAAGGCTTTTGATGGAAGTGCCACTGAACCTGATTTAGATTATCAACTAGTTGAATCTGTGTCTCTAGATAATAGTGGTTGGTCTAGTGGTAGTAATGGCTATGTAGAATATGTTGTAAAAGACCAAAAAGGAAAAAACTTTGGTTCTTACGAAGCTTTAACTGGTATATCACCAGCTATGACGACGAATTGGTTGTCATATAAAATATCAGAACAATGTGCTGGGTATTTATTTGTTGGAGATGCTAATAATCCAGAAATAACTAATGTTGGCAACTATATATTTAGAAGCAAAGCAGGTAAGTTTAGTGTCTTTAATTGGGCTAATGAATATTGTGCATTACAAGACAAGCCTACTGCATTAAAGTCGTATAATAATATATTGTATGCTTTTACAGAGTCAAATATCTATGCAATAAACCCTAATAACTTATCAATTATAGACAAAATGGAAGGTGCTGGTGCATTGAGTCAAAAAAGTATAATAGCAACCGATTATGGAATGTTTTTTGCAGATAAGTACGGAGTTTATTTACACAATGGCAAAGCTTCTAAGATAATTAGCACCCCTATATATAGCTCAGACAATACAGATTTAACAAACTTTACTTGGGATAGTATAAGCACATCTCTTGAAACCTCTCCACCTATGTTAGCATTTGATGGAGAAAGAAAAGCCTTAATGGTAATATTTGAAGTTAGCAATTCATCATACGCTTGGGTATATAGTGTGATGACCAGAAGGTGGGACTTCTGGACTTTTGTTAATAAAGTAAAGTCTATTACTCAAGGTAAGTTTGGAGAGATAATTGCATCAGACGGAAAATTAATGCAAATAGGGACTAGTTCTACTAGAAAAGCTTGGGAGTTTCAATCAAAGAAAATCACTGCTGGTTTTGATACTTACGATAAGTCTTTTTCTGAGATTCATACTGAGGGTAGTTCAGGTCTTGTAACTAAGTATAAAAATGCTAGTAATAGTTCTTTCCAAACATTAACTTCTAATCGGGTATCTTCGAGTGATAGAAAGTCTAAGTCTCTACAGGTACAGGTTGTGGATGATAATGGACAAAGGACTTTAGAGTCTATAGGAGTTCACTTAAGACCTATTAAAGCGAGGAGTAGTAAAGTATGAGTAGAGTAGACGACCCTACAATAAAAATGGAACTTGAAGATTTAGATGAAAGAGTTAATAAGTTAGAGCAGTCTATCAAAGGAGACAGGGAGTCTTCATCTGCTAAAAACTCTGAAGCTCAGTTAAATACTTATAGAGTTATTAAAGAAGATGGTAAACATTATGTTGAGTTTAAACACAAAGATGGATGGATTAGGTCAGATTCATCTACATTTAATTTGAGGTAGTTATGTTAGGTGGTATAATAGATTTTATAGCAGGTAATCCCAATCAAGATAAAATGAATAGTATGATTAATAAGGGCATGGGTCAGTATACTTCTGGCTTAAACGCATTGGGGAGTCAATTCGGTAATCTTGCCGATGCTTCAATGAATTTTAATAGTGGTATAAATACTAATCAAAGAAATTTATTACAAACTGCGGCGGCTGATGCAACTGCGGCTGGAGGAATGCAAGCTCAAAGAATGGCGGCTCAGCAAGGTATGGGTGGCTCAGGATTATTACAACAAGCAACCAATAACCAAGCGTATAAAAATATGATGGGTGCAGGTACTCAAGGATTACAAGCATTTATGAATCAACAAAAATTAGGTGCTGGTTACTTAGGACAACAAGGAGCTATGTTACAACAAGCAGGGGCTATGCAAAGTGACTTAAATACATCAATGGCTAATGTAGAAGCTGATAAAGCCGCTAATAGAGGGGCTATGATGCAGGGTGGTATCGGACTTCTGGCTAAAGGATTCTTTCCAAAGTAAGGATTATAAAGGAGTATAGATTATGGCAATATACCAAGGTGGTAGAGGAATGGCTTTTCAAGGTGGTGGAAACTCTATGTTTTCACAACTAAGTGAAACTATGCAAAGAGCTCAAGAGATTAAACAAGCTGACAGGGAACAGGCTTTCCTTGATAAAATAAATGCTAATGCAAACGCTATGGGTAAGATATCCACAGATTTTTATGATAGTTTTCAAGATGGTCATATGCAAGTAGGTTCTAGTAAATCTTGGAAACAGCATTATGATGAGCTTTCTAAGGGTAAAAGAAAAGCTAGGGAAATGAGGAGAGCATTTGGTAGAGATACTACTCCACAACAAATACAAGATTTTTTCAAGAACAAAACCAATGAAAGAGACATGGAGATAGTTAGTGCCATAGAAAGAAGAATGACAGAAATGGGTACTGATGATATATGGAAAGTAGTTCCTAAGATAAAAGAAACAGGTGGAGAAAACTTTCATGATTGGTATAAAAATATAACTGATGATAACCTTAGGCAGAGGCTTATGACTTTAGGATATGTACCGGGTCAAAAAAATGAAGCTTGGGTTCCTGATTGGATGGAAGCAAGGAAAGCACAGGGTAAGTCTGCTACTGGTGTATTAGGTCCTGCATTAGTAGGAACTGGGTACCTTGGTTATAAAGGTCTTCAAGCAGGAAAAAGATATGCAACGCAGAAAGGACAAGCGGCATACAAAAAATTTATTAAAGGCGATGAAGGCAAGGAACTTCGTGAGCTCTATGGTAAAGATAGGAGCTTTAGAGAAGCCCAGAAAAAGCTTTCCTCAGAAAGAGCCAAGTTAAAGAAAGAAATAGGAGCTTTAAATAAAAAAGGTAATCTAAATAAGACAGAACAAAACAATCTTAAAGCTAAACAAAAGCGAATAACTGCAATAGATGCTGAAAAGAAAAAGATGATAAATGAAAGAAGTAAATTTTCAAGAGCTAGAAATGAAAAATTGCAGGTTGAAGAAGATAGGCTTCGTGATGAATTTAAAAAAGGACAAATTGAAGCAGGAAAAAAGGGGGCTTTAAATACGGCTAAAGGAATTGGTGTTGGTCTTCTTGGTTCAATGGGAGGAGGAAAGCTTCTTGGTTCTGTAACTGAGGCTATTGGTGGAGAGGACTATAGAATACTAGGTGAAATAGCAGGTGGTATTGGAGGTCCTTCATTGATAGCAAAATATGGTCCTAGAGCCGCACAGCTTTTAAAACTAGCTGGCAAGGCTGGAGCAGGTAAGCATTGGGTTGGAACTGGTTTAGGTGCTCTTGCTTATGGAGCAGGTTCTTTACTAGACGCCGCTTTAAACGACTAAAGATATGGTAAGGTACGGTTTTGAACCTACCATAGATGAGCAAACTACTGCTCAACTAGTAGACCAATATAAAAGCGACCCTAATCAGTTCGATTATACTCAATCTGAGTTGATTAGAGAACACGCTGAGCATTATAAAATGTCTTCCCCGGACACTTCATTAGGGGAAAATAGTTTTGGTAGCTTGATGTCTCAAGCAGGTAAAGGCTGGATAGCAGGTTTTACCACACTAAACATAGACCACGGAGAAGCAGATAAACAACCTCGTACTAGCTATGAAAGAATAGCAAGGAGTCTTGGTCATTTAGGTGGCTTTATAGGGTATGTACCGGGCTTAAGAGTCCTATCTAAACTAGGTATGGCAAGTAAGCTATCTACTAACTTAATGAAACTTAGAGGTCATTCTGTCCCATTAATGGTTGGTAAATGGGCTACTGGTGGTATAAAGAAAACTGCAATAGGTCTTAGTAAAAAGGGTATTAATAAGAAAGGCGAGGCTGTTAATACAGTAGAGAAATTTATGAATACTGTACCCGGAGATATGATGGAAGGTGCAGTTAATCTTGGTATAGCATCAGGTGTATCTGCTTGGCAAGAAGGTATACACGCAGTAGCAGATGCTACTTTAGGTGGTGGTATAGCAGGTGCAGGTTTTAGAGCTATAGGTAATTTAATTAGGGTACCCGGTGCTAAGCCTATTATACCCGGAACTAAGTTAAAAGATTTAACAAGTGAACAGGTAAATGAGAAAGTTTTAAAAGGTATTGCAGGTTCCCTTATGATGGGATTGCCTGCTACTCTTAGAGGTGCTACTACTGAAGAACAAATATATGATTATCTACTTGGTGCTTTCTTTGGTCAGGGTGAGCAATATATAAAAAATAGGAGAGCTATAGAACATCTCCATAAAATGAAAACCCAATACAAAGACCCTGAAACTGGTGCAAGAGGTACTGCATCACCTGAATTAGTTGAGGGTTGGGAAACTATGGACCCAAAAACAAAAGACCTTGTTAAAGAAATAACTACTAGGGATGCAGAGCAAGGTGGTGTAATAAGTTATATACTAGCAAGAGACCAGCTTGGTAGAATGAAAGAAATGCAAGAAGCAGAAACAAAAGCTAAAGAGATATACGAAGGAGAGCCAGTAGAGAGGATAAGAAAACCAGAAGAAGAACTTACTGAAAGCAGAGAAGGAAAAGGTACTGATGGTGAGAATAGTCCTGAGTTAATTGATTCATCTCAAAGTTATGAGGCTTTATTTACCAAGTCAAAGCATTATGTACAGCGATTTTTAGAAGACCAGTGGAAGGAAGCACCTGAACCACAGACTGCCATGGAAGATACTTGGAGGTTGATAAATAGAAAATGGAATCAAGTTGTAGGTGAGAATATACAAGCAGGTTCTACTGAAAATCCTGCGGTCAATATGATAAAGTGGGTTAATAAAAGATTTAAAAAGAATATTGTCGAGTCACCTGAAGACCCAGAGTGGTCATTCTGGGTAAAATGGGGTAACGCTAGGATACATAATAAACCTGTTCAGGTTGCATCTATTGTTATGGATATGAATCCAGCAAAAGAAAGATTAAGAAAAACTAAAGATGATGATATCGAAATTGATTACAACCCAGATGTTAGATTAAATATTCTTAATCCAAATCTAGAACCTGATGCTGTTAATTTAGCAGGAAACGCAAAGCAATTAAGAGAACCTGTAAAGAATATAGAAGAAGCATATCAAAGAGAATATTATGAAAGATATGGTGTTGAAATTGACCCTAAAACTGAGCCTGTTTATGCAATAGTCCAAGATATAACAACAAATAAGAAGGCTAATGGGAAGTATTATCAGGAACAAACTTTCGCTGATTGGAGAAGGGATTTAATAAAAGAAGTTGAGGCTAAAGCTGGAATACTTGAAGCAGAACATGGACAATGGAGTGAGTTAAAAGGGAAAGCTAAAAGAGAAGCTATTGATAAATGGATGGAAAAGGAAGTTGAGACCCAGTATAATAATGTTATGGCTACTATTACAAAGCAAATGGCTGAGTCTGGGTATATGTATCTTGGAGGTAAGGGTGATGCAGAAAGGCTTTACTTTGTAAAAGAACACCCAAAGTTACAGTCTAGAATGAAATTCCTAGATGGAACTAAGAGAAGAAAGCCTAATGCTGTTGTAAAAGAACTTCTGGAAACAATGAAAAAGAAAGACCCTGAATCAGTGAAGTTATATGAAAGAGAGAAAGAGTTGTTTCAGGATGCTTTTGCAACAAAATCTTCTATGTCTAAATTTCAAAGAGCCAACACATTAAACAGGGCACAAGCTGGAAGACTATTTGATAGGTCTTATTTAAATAATATATTATACGATTTAAGTCAAAATGGATTGCCATTTAGTAGGAAAGGATTTGAAACACTAGAAAACTTAAATGTAAGTACAGCAAAAGCTTATAATAAAAGGTCTCAAATATGGCATACTAATGGTATACCTTCTGACCCTAATTATGTAAACCAATTTGTTTCAGAAGCCACTGGGCATCAGTTATTACCAGAGGGTATAAGATATGTATTAACTAAAGATGTTAATAAAAAAACACACGCTGGTAGTAAGGCTGAAGATTATGTGCATACAATGGATGGTGAGATAATAGCACTACCTGAGATAGTAGACGCTTTAAATGCTGGTCAAGGGTTGCCTTATGGTGACAAATCTGGTGGTGTAAATAAATCTTTTATAGTCTCACCTGATGCTCAATTTGGAGCATTGCTTGGTAAGTATCAATTCAAGGCGGCTCCTGAAGCACAAGCAGAGGCAATGAGAAGAGCAAAGATTGAAATGATAATACCTGAATCATCTGCTAAGCAGTATGGTCAAAGAGATATATGGGATAAGTGGGAATGGACAGGTAGAGGAATAAAATTGGTTGGTCCAACAGGTCAGAATACTAGGCATCGTTACACATTACCTGTAAAAGATATAAAAGTTGTAGCATCAGAAATAACAAGTGATAAGTTTATCAAACCACAAAGACTTCCTAAACAGATGCAATCTAATCTTACACCATTTGGCTTTAATCCAATAAAGCAACGGGTTATAGATGGTATATTTGAAAGAGCAAGTGTTGAGTCATTTAATGGAACAAAAGAACAGAACACATTAGCAGAAACATTATTAAAAAATCCGGGCGATACTAAGACTGAAGCACAGTTGCTTAGTAATATAGAAGATATAGGTATTAGACAATTATTAGACTTAATAAATAGTCCAGCACACGAAAGCTTTGCTACTAAAGCATACAATAAAATTTTAAGAATCAATGACCAGATAGTAGGTGAGCTCCAATCTGAAGGTGAGATGTCAGCACAAGATGCACACAGTTTAAAACTAGATGCTATGGAGTGGCAAAGCGTGTTTGATAGAATAGTTCAGTTAAAACCAGATTCACTTGTTCCATTGTTACATAAAGTTGGAGATAGTTATAGACAAAGCGTTATGAGAAACTATATACTTTCTCAAATAGTTAAACCAAGGTTGAGAAATAGTGCAACATCTAGAATGACAGGTTACGATGAGTATCTACAGAAAAAATTACCTGAGCTTAATGAGAATGATAGTATCTTTTATCTTGATGAAGGATTCCGTGATTTAAAAATACATATGGACGATGGGGCTACATTAAAACTGGGTTATATATGGGAACAGTTACAAAAACCAAGGTTAAACCAAGAAGTTAAGAAAAGATTTGAAGATGTATTAGAAGCAGTAGTAGTAAGAGTACCTATGGACTCACTCAGTGGGGCTCATAAGCTCCAATTTAAGGGCTTTACGGGCAGAAAAGGATTTGGTAGTGTCTTACATCCAAGAACTATGGAAGCACTGGGAGGAGCCGATTTAGATGGTGATAAAGCATCTATCTTTTTTGGTGGTGAAAAGAATGGATTTAAAAAAGAATGGCGTGAGGCTTATGGTTCACAAAAAGAAGAGTACTATGTAAAAAATAAAAAGACTGGTTTGACTGAGATTGCTCATAATAAACCTAAAGATATGAAAGAGTTGTTAACTTCTCAAGACTATGAGTTGCTAGATAGAATAAAAACTCCATCATTAAGGTGGTCACCATTGCTTAGGTATCAAGCAAGTACAGGAGCTCATGTTGGTAGGAATATGCTTGGTCCATCTGTTGTAAATAGGTCTTCTATTTTAGCCGCCTATAATCAAGTAAGGTCACACTTAGAATTTGAAGGTAAAGATACTTATTATGAAATAGATAGATGGGGAAATATAAAGTATGAACTTACTCCTATTACAAGCAAGGAAGGTTTAAAGAAGTTTAGAAAAATAGCTCGTGCTACTGTTGCTTTTGCATCTGACCCTATGGATGAAGCTGGATTAAAAGGTACAGATGTATTCTTTAATGCTATATTTGATTCATTATTTAAGATGAAGACACATCATAGTGCAAGAGATGGTAGAAAATGGACTAAAGATAATGAAGCTTTAACAACTCAAGAGAGAAAGAAAGCATTTGTAGGCATAATGTCTGGTATAAATAGTGCATCTTTTGGTAGGAACTTAGAGACTGGTAAGGCTCATAATGTATTTGACTTTATTCAGTCTATAAATAGAATTAAACAAGTTCCAAAAGGTCCAAACGAAAGGACTGACCTTTCATTTAATGGAAAAGTTGCCAACTTAACTAAAGATTTAGATTTTTCAGATAGTTTATTACACCGTATGGATAGAGCAAAGCTTGATAATTGGTATAAGAATGTTCAAGAAACATTATCAAACACTGATTACCAAGAGATAATGGGTTTGCTTGGTAGGGGTAGTATGACGATACCTAAGAATAGACCATTAGAAATAGTTCAAAAATATGATTTATTTAATGTAGATAGTAGAAAAGAATTTATATGGAATGAAGGGTTTGGTGAATTACTATCTAGGCATCCCGACTATTTCTTTAATGAATACAAGAGAATGCATGAAAGCCCTGATGTATTTTCTGAACTACCTAGAGTTAATGATAGAGTAGATAAAGCCATGAGAAAGATGGGTGCAAAAGGTAATACATTTGGTCTTCATGAAAAGAAAAAAATAGGAAGAAGAATACAATGGACTTTATTTGGAAAGGCACATAATAAAATTACCAAAGGTGATATTATCGAATTAGCTGGTGGTGTAGATGCAATTCCTAGAAACGCTAGAAAGAAAATACTAGAAAATATAATTAAACTAGCTGGTGATTCTTTATCAAATGATATGGGAGACTGGGCTAGTGCTAGATTATTAAAAGAAGTTTGGAATAAAGATGTTATTCCCCCTGAACAGTTTGCAGAGTACGCTAAAGTAGTAGATGCTATACAAAGATTAAAGTCTAAACAAGACAAAGAAAGAGACGCTCTTGAACCTCTAAAAGATTTAGAGATGGATGATAAGACAAAGAGAATGATTCTTGAATTAGATAGAACAATAGAGGGTCAAACTACTACTAGAGAAATGGACCAGAGACAGCTTGATGATGCTATTGCAAAGTATAAAGATGGGATGACTAGAGCAGAGAGTGATTTATTTGACGCTATGTTAATATCTAGTTGGAAAAGAGGTGACCCAGAGATAGTAGGTAGATTACAAAATGCAAAAAAGAAAATTGATAATAGTAAAAAAGAATATGGTTATAAATCATATATGGCTTTACAAAGGTATTTAGATACAAAGTCAAGGCAGTTACACAACACACAATTTAATAGAGTGGGATTCGCATCCAAGGAAGTAGGCGACCATATAATCAAACGACAGCTTGATTTAATGGAGCAAGCGTACGAACAATTTAGGTACGAAGATTCCGGGAGAGATACGAGGGTTGCTAAACAGATAACAAAAAATCTGGAGGCTGAGAATAAAAAGCAACCCTTGTTTGATGAGGGAGGTAAAAGAACAGAAGGTTTGGCTATAAACCAACATGATTACTCTAAGAAAACGCAGAAATATTTAGAGGATTACGCTCCATTTTCACAGTTAGAACAACATAAAGATGTTATAGTGTCAAGTAAAGCAAAGAAAGTAATGAATGAGATTATATCTAATATGGATTACTATGGTCCACAAACTAGAGAAAATCTACATCTTATTGTAAGAGATATGATAAACAAAGATATAAACACTATGACTCTAGAGGACTGGGAGGTTGTTAATAATATATTTAGAGACCATAGAGAAGGTACTTGGTTCCAAAAGACATTTGCTAAAGTTGAAGGAGAGTTTCCAAAACTAGCTAAAAGATTTTATAGAATGTTTCCAGAGGCAGTTGATAGAGATATAATGAGACATGAGATAAATTGGAACACAGTTGATACTATTTATAAAGATAGACATGGAAACTGGGTAACAGGTAAAGGTAAGACTGCTCAAGGATGGATGGGTGAGCTACAAAGAAATATTCATCTTAGCCAAGAAGTTGCTACTATGGAGAATCAAAGAGAAGAGCGTGAATGGGGTAACTTAAGTGAACCATATATGACTACTGAATTAGGTAGAGACTTATGGGATTTTGCCGCTATGAAATTTGAATCTGATTATATGCCTAGACGATTAAGGGAACGGGCATTAACAGGAGATAAGTTAACTGAAGAGTATGCTAGAAACTATGAAAGAAGAACTGCTGAAATGTCTGAGAAAATAGACTGGGAGAATACTCAAAATAGATTACTAACTCTTACTAGTGGTGTTAGAAAACCTGCACGACAGTTAGTTGAAGAAATACATCAATTACTTGCATTAAAAAACTTTGAGAATCACCAGAAATTAGTAGGTGACCAGAAAGTTTGGAAAGAATTTGTTGAGAAGAAGAGGAATAAGTTAGAATTTTACACAACAGTTGACGCTGAAGGTAATATTGTTAACACAGAAATACCTGTAGTGTCCAGAAAGAAAATGATTAAGTGGGTCACTGACCACTTTGTCAATAATAAACCATTCCCAATAGAGAAACTTGGTATGGATGGGCAAAGAAAGATTATTCTTGGTATGCAGATGGGACAAATAAGAGAAGCTGAAAGACTGGCAGGTGATAAAAACCCTATAAGGCAGGTGTTACTTGGGGGTTTATCAGAAAAACTTTCTAATAAAAAGATAAACTTTGATACAGGAATGCTTGGTGAATTAAAAACTGTTGGAGACAAACCCGGTATCTATGGATACTTTCCTCATGTTGCAAAACATTTTGAGAAAGGTATTATGATGGGTGATTTAACAAAAAAGATTGAGATTATTTGGCAAAGCAATAGACCTGTAGCAGAAAAGAAACAAATGATTGCTAAGTTGTATATGAAATCAAAACAATTATCAGGTGATTTTGTTGAAGCAGATATTATTAATGAAACTTGGGAGCATATAACTGATGCTATAATAAAAAAGCAACAAGGTAAGAAAACTAATGAAGAAATAAAATGGTTTGATAACCTACAAAGAATAGGAAATCAGTTCTCAAGAGAGAATCATATAGAAGGATGGTCTACAGCACCTGAGGCGTACCTAGATTATACTCAAAGTATAACAAAAACATTTTATAGAAACTTGGGTCAAATATTATCAAGAGAAACTATTAATGAGTTTGCTAAACAGCATAAGGATATGCCAACAGACTTAAGAACAAGTTGGATGAATTACTTTAAGTTGTACGCACAACAATCGTTAGGCTTTCCTGCTATTATTCCTAAAGAAATGTTTGATAATGATAAGATGAAAATCAAAGGTACATTATATGGTTCATTAGCAGACAACAGAGTGGCTACAAGATTTGACCAGATAGGTAGAAAATTAGGTCTAGTTGGTAAGGGTAAAGGGTTGCCACCTGAATTAAAATCCTTAGATAAAGTTAGTGCACAAGCCGTTATTAACTTAGGTAATATGGAAGCAAAGTATGCACTTGCTACATTATTAGCACATCCTAAATCAAGTATCGGTAACTATTTAGGTGGTAGTCAAATGACTATTGTTAATGCAGGATTTAATAACTTTATTAAAGCAAAGAAACTAGACTATCTAAGAAAGACTATTGACCCAGAGTTTAAGAGCTGGGAAGATGTTAATAGGTGGGTAAGAGAGCTTGGCATCATTGAAGAGTTTATCATTCGTGAGATTGGTGCCAACCCACAATTAACTGGTGCTAATTGGCAAGCATTTTTAAAAGATTTTAGAAGAGCAGTAAAGAAAGACCCTGACTTACCTGACATTTCTTTTCGTGATTTAATGAAAAAACATAATTTAGGTAAAGGTATGATGGATGTTGCAGGGAAATTTATGTCATTACCTGAACGAGCATTGCGTAGAGACTCATTTATAGCTCATTATATACAAGCTAGAGATAAATTAGGTGGAAGAACACTGCCAAAAGACCACCCCTACCTTATAGAAATGGGTAAAAAAGGCGTTAAAGCCACACAATTTTTGTATTCTGTACCATTTAGACCTATGTTTGCTGGCACTGCTATGGGTAAAGTGATATCTAGGTTCCAATTATGGGCTTGGAATAGTGTAAGATATAGAAATACTATAATTAGAGAGGCGGCTTTAAGAGGTATAAGTCAAGGAAGCCCTGAATTTGGTAGGTTTAAAAGACTAATGATAGCAGATACTTTATCATTAGCATTAGGTTCTATGTTTATGTACTCATTATTTGGCTCACAAATGCCACAACCATACGCTTGGTTTCAAGACTTAGGTGATTGGTTATTTGGTAATGAAGAAGAAAGAGACAGAGCTTTCTTTGGAGCTTATCCCGGTAAATTAGCCCCGTTACAATTGATTACACCACCATCATTTAGATTAACAGGACCAATACTTAATGGTCTTATCAATGATGATTGGGAAAAGATGGCTAATTATTATACTTGGACAATGTTTCCATTTGGTAGGTTAGCAAGAGACTTAGTTGGACCGGGAGGATTAACTGAGAATCCATACTACGGATTAGACAAATTAACTGGACTACCAATAGTAGGTGCAAAAAGAATATCTACCAAGAGAAAGAAAGAAGAAGAGAAAGGTACAGAGTTTTGGACACCACCGGGAATGAAAGCATCTAATTACTTTGCAGGAACTGAGGAAGCATAATGCTATACGGTACTCACGGAATGCTGGGGGCTTTAATAGGGGGAGGTGCTTCTTATGTTGCAACAGATGACCCTGATGATGCAATGGGCAACAGTGCATTAGGTGCAGTAATTGGCTCAAGTATAATGACCTTACCTAAGCCAGCAATGGCTTGGGCTGGTATGAATATGAGAAACTTTAGTGCTGGTTACTATGACCAAGACCCTCTAAAAGATATGACTAAGACAGAGGAAGCACTTGGTAATAAAGCAACAAGTATAAAAAGAAACCTTACTGGTACAATAAAAGGTAAGGCTCAACAATTTGGTTTTGACCAAGGTGCTTTACAGGCGATACAAAACTCATCTATGGATGATGCTAATAAAGTATATAAAAATTTAAAAAATCCTACTCAATTTGAGGACCTTCAATATGAATTAAAAAAGAACGGTCAGAATCGTACAGCTATGGATTATTATAAATGGTACAAAAAAGATATGAAAGGCGGTATGAATGTAACTCCAGAAGAGTCACTTTGGTTTTTAAAAAGAGATACTGCTAGAAGAAACAATTTAGGAATTGATGGTAGGATAAGCAATATAGATGCAGAACTAGGTCAACTTGATAAAGCTAGGTCTCAAGGTGTGATAAATCAAGAACAACATTATAGAAGAACCGCACAACTCACACTAGATAAACAGAAAGCAAAAAGAAAATACGAAAGATATGGAGAGTTTGATAGAAAATGGAGACACGAAATAGCAAAGAGCGAATCACACGCTATGTGGGCAAATAGAAGATGGTCTAATGAAAGATTGAAAATGGCAGGTTATGAGTACGCTGGTCAATATAGATGGGGTGATGTTAAAGATTATATGAAAAGTATTGGCGGTCAACAATGGGAAAATGATGTTAATAAATACTCTAATAAATTAACAAATAGATTAGGTCTTAAAAAAGGTATGATGCTTAATGACGAGACTGCTATTAATTTAATAAGAAATGTTCATCAGCATGATATGAGAATTAAAAGAGGACCTTCAAGGGTCTTTCAAAAGATGGGTAGGTATGCATCTCAAATAGCATATGAAAATCCACACTTTGGTATGAAAGAAATTCAATTAGCATTAAAAAATTTAAATCTAGGAGGTGCTTTTACATATAAATGGAGAGACTTGAGAGAATATGGTGAAAACTGGTCAAATGAAGCAGATAAACCACCTAAAGGTTTGCGAAGATATAACAAGTATATGAATGAATATAAAGGAATGTCTATAAATGCTAGAAGGTCTGAAAGAGGACAGTTCTTGCTTAAAGAAATGTCTAATCAATACTCTCAAAACGAAGCTCGTAAAATAGCATATCAAATGAAAAAGCAGGGAGCATTTAGAGCAGGTAGTCGTGGTCAATTCCAGTTAAGTGGGATAGGTAGAGTAACAAATAGTTATTTAGAAGGTGGGATTAATGCTACAGTAGATTATAAACCTTTTATAGAGCCCGGAAGCAGAGCAACTAAAATAGCACAAAGAATGGTGACTAGTGATTTAAGTGACCTTCCAATGAGTGGACATTCTGGATTTCAAAGAAACATTCCTTTTATAGTTGAAGAAGAGTTTAGAACTTATGATGGTAGAAGTGGTAAAGAAATGACTCGTAATATGACTCGAGCAAATCCTTTTTATGGTCAAGATAATAGATTAAATGAGTTGAAAGAAAAGAAACTTACAAGAGGTGATGTTAAACATTATGTAAGAAAAAAAGGAATGAGTACGGAATCTTTAAGATATATTAAACGAAAGGCTCTCGAAAACCCAAAGAGTTTTTTAAAGTTTGCAGGAAAAAGGATACCCGGCTTAGCTTTACATCCTGTTGCAATGGGAGCAGGTTTACTTGCTTGGCATTTGATAGGTCAGAAAGAGGGTGAAAAAGAATTGGACGAAATTATATAATTTTACTTTTCAACGAAAAATGAAAATCCTGAGTGCATACTCACCAAAATAAAAAAAATAAAAACGAATTTAAATTTTGGTATAATTTTAGAAAAGGGGGGATAAAAGAGAGCGTTATCCCCACCTTCTTTAGACACGGAGTCACTAAAGAACTGGTACTACCAGCTCTTCAAAATATTTGCAACCTTCAGGGTTACATTCCTTGCCTTGCATTTTCTTGTTTATTATCATTAGTATTGTTCCATCAAGTTCACATCTAATCAAGCAACCGATACATTTACCTGCATCCCAGTTAGCACAAGAGCGTAAGGCGTCACTTCTTTTATTCACAGTTAACACCGGGTTCGCAAAAGTCTACACCACGATTAGCCATTTCCTCTCTTTGTCTTTCTTCGTCCATTTTCTGTAATTGATTAGATAGACCTCCAAAGAATATAGACAAAGATTTGTCTTGTAATTCCATAGCACAGGTATAAAGCTCTTCCTGTGTCAATCTAACAACTGCAGTATTATGTTCTCTAATATTTGCTCCGTTATTTAACGGCTCTCTTTGTGTTTTATGTGTATAATCATATTGTGATTTAATTGCATCTTCTATTTTCCCTGACAATGTTATTCTCTGTTCTTTTGATAATTCAACATCACTAGAAAATAGTATTGCACTTATTAACTTTCTCATTGGTTATACTCCATTTCTATTAGCCTTATATCACTAGCTTTACCACATATCTTTTTCATTAATACATCACCTTGAGTAAGTAAAGTAAAATACTGGGGTTTTTGTCCAAAATGCCCAAATACTTCAAGCTCTGTTACTCTGTACCATATTCCATCAGATAGGTAAACTTTAGTTATATCTTCAATCTTTTCTTCAAATAAATATAATATCTGATTCATATTCTTCTCCTAGTTAAATTGGGATAATTCCCAATTCCCAATTTTAGTTAAAATTTTAGGGGGTGTACTCAGTTAATCGAGATTTACTCACCCCCCATCACATTTAACCACAAACAGTTAAATTACTAGTGCCAACCGTGTAATTTATTTGTCATCACTCTTTCATTAGACTCTTCATTTCCTAAGAAATAAATCTATAGTCAGACAATAAAGAGTATTAATTTGTGGTTAGTGAATTTTCTTTAGCGTCAACTTGCTTAACAAGTTCTCCAACATAAGCCCTATAGCTTACGGACTTTTGTAATGCTTTTAAGCATTTTCCGTATTTATCTCTTCCTTTTTCGATTGCATTTTCGTGTCTTTTAACACGATTTTTAATTTCAATCAATCGACTGAATCCAGAAGAGCCCAGTTTAATAGCACCTTTATTTGCTAATACCATATAAAATTTCATCAACTCTATATTTGAGTTTAGTGAATTACCACTACTTCTTATTTCTTCAGCATTCTTGAGATTTTTAAACATCGCCATTAGTATCTACCTCCTTAAGTTTTGGTTTCATACTAGGTGGAAAATCAAATGTCTTTTTAAATGGTATTTTACCATAACGCCATTTTAGTAAAGTCTTATTAAAAAATCCAATAACCTTTTTATGGCTATATGCACGCATATCATCTATTGCTGAATCATATCCGTGATAATATCCTCTTCTATAAGTTGATTCTTCTAATATTTCTCCACTTTTATCAGTTTTTGAATTTAAAAGTTCTTCTCCAGTAAATATCTTCAATATCTACCTCCTTTGGCTAATTTTCTCATCACATATTGACTTAGTTCATCAGGTAAATCTTCTACCAAGTCAATGAGTAAAGAGAAATCTTGTTCATTTAAAGGACCTTTTCTAGTATTACAAGTCTTACATATAAACTGCAAGTTTTCTTCTATACTTGGTCCTCCTTTGACTACTGGAACTATATGGTCACAAACAATGTTTCTATAAGTTAATACCTTATTACAATATGTGCATTCTTTACCATATACCTCCATAATCATTTTCTTTAATGTAGGCGAATCAATATCAAACTTTATATTGTTTTCTTTTGACCGCCTCTTAAGGGTGGATTTCAAGGTACTGATTTTACGCAACAGTTTTTTATAGGCTCTTTGCCAAAAATTACCGTGAATAGGAATCAGTACCTTTTTGAAATCCTCTTTTTTCATTTCTTATATTCCATTCCAACTTTTACTTTTATAGTATCATTCTTTAATTGTTTACTCTGTTTAAACTTTACACCTTTCTTCATCTGTCTCTCTAGATGTTTAATTAACTTCCTTTGCCTATTCTGTTTAGGTCCTGTTAATGTTTCATCTACTCTCATCTTTCCATCCCTTCATGTGTAAAAAGAATTGTCGGTATACTTAAATATATCTTATTATTATCATCGTATCTTGACCATTCTGCTGTATCAAACTTATTCCATATATCTTTTAAATTAACAATCCATCTTTTATTTTGCTGTTTTGAGTAAATAAAAACTTTTACAGGTAATATACCATTCCATAGACTATATTCTTGTAAGTCTTCTACTTTGAAATTTACATTATCTGTACAACCTTTTACTTCTAAAAACCATACTGAGTTTTTTGCATATACAATCAAGTCAGGCATACATCTTAAAAACGGAGGTAATTTAAACCATATTTCACTTGGTATTCTGTCGTTTTTTGAATCAAATCCTATACTTTTAAACGGAATCTTCTTTTTAGTTAACCATTTTTCTGCATCTTCTTGTGCAACATCTACTCTATTCGTATTTCTCATTTCAAATGTTCCGTCTGCATCACTAACTGTACCATCAAATGTATCAACTAATTTCTTTGCTAATTCTTCTTTATCTTTTAAGTCTTGCAAATTACTCATCATCTTCGCCCATTAAATACTCTAGTAACTTTGTATTTGCTGACCTTTCCATCTTTGCAATTTCTTCTATTCTATGAAGTCTCCATAATTGGCTTAGTTGTAATGCTAACATCATTAACATTGTAAACTCCCAATATGGAAAATATTCAGTGCTGAATAAAACTTCCCAATAGTATCTCATATTTCCTCCTTAAAGGTTGGGGAGCCACATTATAAATACTGTGCAAATGCACCGTAGCTGTGGAGAAGGAGCGACTCCCCGAGGTTTATTAATCTATGTTTTCGTAACCTTCTTCTGGAAACTCAGCGTTTTCTTCACAAGTGATGCAAGCAACACTTAGTTCAGATTCATCACTTCCAGAATCACCAGATTCTTCCCATACAGTATCTATACTGCCACAAACAATACATTCGATATGGTCTGTAGGGTCTCCACCTATTGGTAAGTTACGCATTTTTCTTTGGTCTTCCTCTTTTTGCAGGTTTTTGCATCTGTAACAACTTATTTTCCAATATAAGCTGTAACTCATTTACTTTATGTTCCAATCTTATTATCTGTTTCTTATTTGACCAAGTAAAGTTACCCAAAACATTGAGTCTTTTCCAAATCCCATTATTTTTCTTTTTAAATGGGTTATGTAGTAGTTTCATTATTTCACTCCTAATTCAAGTGTTAGTTCCAGTTTCCAGAGCACAAGGTTGAATAATATATGACTTCCATCTCTAGTTATAACGATACCAAGGGAGAAGACTCTAAGTAAAACAAATACTATAGAGCCTGTCCCTGTTCTTATGTAGAAGAGGTTAGTCACGACCTTTTAACTCTTTTAACCTTAGTTATGCTTGCTCCGCTAGGTAAATCCTTACCTTCTTTGGCAAGAGACATACAAGCCTTTCTGAGCAAAGCTTTATCTACTTTTTGCACTATCTCTGTTTTAATGAAATCATCTGGCAGTGCATTATGGTCTATTATAACCACAGAACCAAATGTTTCATATAACTTATACCTTGCGGTATCAGTTTCTAGTACACCATTATCATCTCCAAGTTCTTCTATTAACATTGGTAGTAGAACTTTATTTAGATAATCAGATGTATTATTTAAGGCGGTCTTTCTATTTCGTAATCTTGCTATTTCATCTTTATGAGCTTCAATCTCTGCGTCTATTAGATATTCTCTTTCCTTGATATTTTGAGAGAAAAAGTCAATGCTATCAGCTTTGTCTTTAATCTTTCCTTGTATCAAGGCTTGTTCTTCTAATAAAGCAGGTAGATTGTTTTCTTTGTCAATTGGTTCTAATTCCATCCTTAACATCACATCCATATGTTCTCCAATTAACTCTTTTGCTGTTTCTTTTTGCTTTTTACTCATAGTCTCTCCTTAATCTAAATGACGGTCTCCATCTTAAAGGAACATCCTCAAAGAGTTCTCCGTCTGAGTTTTTAAACAACGATAAGTGTTTAATAGGGTCTTTAGATTGCCCATTAATACCTATTACTTTTCGAGATGCATTTTCTATAGCACCACTACCCTTACCAGCATATAAATCAAGAACATCATTTTTTGAATATTCTCTACTTACCTGAGATAATTGTATAATTATTATATCATTATTAACTGCCATATTAGATAAACTGTGACTTATGTATCTAATACCTTCATATTCACCACGGTGAGAAGGACCAGCATCTATCAAGTCAATGTAATCTACAACCACAACTTGAGGGTCTAACTCTTTAATCTTGTGAGCAATATCTTCAACTGTTGGTTGTATGGTCTGTATAATTATATGGTCTAATAATTCTTTATGGTCATCTGCTATTTGTTTTGCATTTGCCTCTACTTGTTGTTTATCTACATCAGCAACTATTTGAATATGTCTTTTATGCATATACCAATCACTCAATTCTAAACTTAAATACAATGTATTCAGTTGTTGGTCTGGGTCTATTCTATCTTGTGAAGCGTTATACCCCAAGACAATGTTTTGAGCAACTGTTGTTTTCCCAGCACCAGTAGGACCAAAGATGGTCACTAATTCCCCGGGATATATTGTACAGTCAAGATTTGGTAATCCAAAGATTTTTGATAAGTCTATTGTTCGACCACTAAAATCTGTTGACAATCTTTCTTCTAGTTTCTGTTGTAATTGCGTAAAGTCTTTTACATTTATTGTGTAATCTTTTCTTTTATAGTGAATGCAATGAGTTTGACATCTTGATTTCATTTCTGGGTCTTGACAACCATATTGATACCCATTATTGTACACTGATTCGACCTTCTCTAGAATAATGTTTTCAGATAACATATCTTGGTTCCAATGTATTAAAGCCGCTTTTGTAGCGTCACTTGGTATACCATTTCTTCTAAAGTGTGATGCAATTCTGAGTAGTATATTATTCCTACTGCCTTCCGTTGGTCCTTCTTTCCACATTTTTTGTACACAAGGTACAACTTTAGTAGGTTCTTGAATCGCTTTAAAAGCCCTAACGGGCTCAACGGCAGTTTGAATAGATGTTTCTAAAGAGCCATCTCCCCACATAACATCTTCCCAATCTATACTAGATGGTTCTTTTGCCAGAACTTTTACTTCATCAAATTCCATTGCTATAAAACTGGTAAAGGGCATGAGAGTTTTAAATAGATTAGACTTAGGGTTTTTAGTACCTTCTTCTCTATAAATGGCTGTTCTCATATAGACAGCAGGGTCTATGTCAACACTAGTAATTAACTGTGTCATAGTCTGCTTAACCATATAAGGTAAATCTTCATGAGGTTTAAAGCCAAAACAATCAGAGCAAACAAGTATATGATAACCCGTTCCACTATAATATATTTTATAATTACCCTCTTTAAGACCTAACTCCATTAACTCCTGCACTACTGACTTTGCTTGATTTAAAGTATAGTTATCACTATTGTCTTTTTTATCAATATCTATTAAGACACTATCAATATATCTTTTACCCATATAATCTTTTAATGTGTTGTTTGCTTGAACAAAATCAACTGCATTTGTATCATACAAGTAATGAGACCTAAAAATAGGCAATGTCCTACCAGCCTTGAAAAACTCATTAATGTTTTTCTCGTAATCACCTAGAGTCATAAGGAGCCCCCTTTGATGGGGACTCCCTATTGCTACTTCAACATATAGTTCCATTTTAGTTAACCAATGTTAGTTATTTGAAACTAAAAGGGCATCTCATCCAGTGAGGACCCAGATGTCGTTGTTGAAGGACTCTTAGCAACATCCTCTTCGGATGCCTCCTTGATATATTTCTTCTGTTGCATATAGGTTACATAACTTTCCAGTTCTGCTTTACCTTTTGCATCATTAGAACATATCTTGCCAAGAACTCTTTTATATATTTTATCACCGGGCTTTTTAGGAGCCTCTTTATAAACATATATATAAAAGTCTAAAGGTGGTTCTAACATTGGGTTATCAGAACCATTCATCATATTAATAAAAGAGTTTAAAGCGTCTGAAATAGACTCAATATGCTCTCCATCAACAGTCTCGTATTTACCTTCAGTGTTGATTCCACCAGTAAACCCAATTGCATCTTTAAAATAGTTAAATTGTCTAACCATTTTATTGATTTCTACAGTTCCATCAGGACCTTTATCAAAAGAACCTTTAATAGAATGTATTTGGGGATACTGACTTCCTTTAATGTTGAAATGTACATCTAGCCATACATCAGCCCAATCAAATTGACCAGATTTATCTTCAACTTTGACTACACCAGCCTCAAAGTAACCAGTAAAGTCATTCTTAGCACCACTAGAAGTTGTAGTTTGTAATAATGCCATACATTATTCTCCTTCTTCTTCCTTGTATTCAGTTATTGCCTTTGTAATGTCATTGTAGGTAAAAGGCAGTATTTTCCCATTCAACGGCTTAAGTCTGGAGCCAACAGTTCTCTCATCATATGCTTGAAAAGAAACTTTTGGTATAATCTCATCTTTTACGACAGTACTATACCCAATGACATCAGCTCTAGCACAGAGTGCGTAACCCAGACCTCTTGGGAGTTCTGGACTTAATTGCACTTTGCCATCGTTCATTTGGGATTGCTTTGAGTGGGATGTTATTATCAAGTTAGAACCATGTTGTTTCATAAGCTGTTGTAAACGCTTAACTATGTCAACATTTTTCCTTCTTGCTTTTCCCCAGTCAGCACCCCACTGACCTTCACCCATAGCAGTTATGCCTAATTCCTTACATACGGCGTGCTCTATCCATTGATTAACAGTATCAACTGTATCAATGACTAGGGTTTCGTAAGGTAATTGAGACCATTCATCCTTTAACCAGAGGAATACCTCTGCTAAAGAATACACTTCCATAGGTTTACCCTTATCAGGTCCTACACGATGATAAAATCCTCTTTCTTCTGACGGAATGATTTTTCTATCATCACCTTCTCCTTCATAGGGTGGGTTTAATGATGTTATAGTTACAACATTTGCACCATCAACAAAATCAGCCCCTAAATCTGTATCAAGTATTAAGACACCTTTAGCACCTTTACTTGACCAGTTAGCGGCGGCAGTAGTCTTCCCAGTTTTGGGCTGACCGATAAAATACCATGTCAGCCCACCGGGCGTTTCCTGCCAATTAGTTGTAACTGTACGAGTTTGTATTTTCATACGACACCTCTTCAGTTAATATGTTATCAGTATTATTCTCCACTATTGTTTCTCCACAATAGAAGTCTTCCATCTTCATATCTAGAGGCGAAAGACCTTGCCAAATATACTGATAAAAAGGTCTTTCAGTCAAGTAATTAAACAACTGTGTAACCCCTATACCACTGATTAATGATGCACAAAAGATAGTGTGTTTCATTGTACAAGGTGCCTCTTCGCCACTTTCTCCGTTCTCAAACCAATACTTTTCATACACATCACTTTCTCTTGTTACAGTTATGCAAGACATTGTTAGAGCATCCATACGCATATCTATAAAGACTTGCCTATTTTCCATCTCTTTCCAACTGTCATACACACATTTCCTTGATGTCATATCATCTGTACAGACGATAGTTTTAGGAGACAATACTTGACCTCTGCCCATAAACTTTTGATTGTTCATTTGGACAGTGACATCATCACCACCATAATTCTCTATGATGTTTTTAGCCATTAAGGTCTTAGAATTATCCCCTCCTCCATCAAACATAGACTCTGGATACAAGGTAGTGCCAAAGTTATGTTCCTCCATGTTGTCTGAATCATATCCTCTTATAAAATCAAATCCCATAGTAGCCAATAGCATTACTACTGAACTTCCTATGCCACCTAATCCTACAACTGTTATATCATCCAACAGGGTCTGGGGAATCAAGTCCTGATTCCTTAGATGCTTTCGGGAGAGCAAGGACATTTGTACCTCCTTTTTTAGTTTCTGGTTCATTCCAAGCATGTATGTAAGACACTGCGTCAATTCCCAATAATTTGAGTTCATCGGAAAAAGTTTCATATAGAATCTTATTCTTACTATATGCCTCAGTTAACAGTTCAATATACGCACTCTCAGGGTCATCCATTATGTCTGCTCTTCTTTGCAACCATTCAATGGTTCTTTCATCAGGGTTGTCATCTTTGTAATTAATTGGATAACCATATCCATTAACTGCTTGGCTACTGCCATGACCCCAAAATGTTCCCTGATTGTATCGCCCCCCAGTACCGTAATAACCTGTAACTGTTGTTTCTTTCTTTGCTTTCTCTATTTTCTTTGCAATGTATTTCCATTTACTTTCTTCTGTATCAGGTGGTAGTATCATTTGAGTACTGCCTTCTTCAGCAATATCTAAATGAACTCTCTCAAACTGGTCCTTGTAAGAAACACCGAATGCAAATTTCTCTTTCTTACTTGCTACTACAGTAGAACAATAAAAGTTCTTCTGTGGTGCATTGTCTTTTAAGCAATCTTTATCAGTGCCACTAAAGAACGCACCCATAGTATGATGAGAATGAATAATCCCCATCATACATTTCTCAGTTTCAGGATAATCTTTCCAAGTCTTTTCAAGAATCTTGGCTGTATCTCCTGCCTCTATTGTGGTTGCTGTTCCGTGTCCAAGGTCTACAGGATGAAAATGAATTAGTTTAAATCCCTCAGGATACTTCTCGCCTTTCTTCATAATTGGTTTGTACCAAGCTGGTCCAGACCATTCAGTTGACGGAAATCTCTTGAGAAAATAATTCACCTTGTTCCACACTCGGTAAGGTATTCTTAAGTACATTCTCATACTCCTTTTTAGCTTTTGCCATGTCTTTTTTAAATTTTAACATAGCGTGTGTTATTATTTCCCTATCTAATTTGAATCGTAGCTCAGCTATTTCTTCTATAGAATTTGGAAATGATGGAAAGAACTTATACCAGTGTCGAACTGCTATATCTTGCCATTCTCTTCTCTGAGATGCATCCATTAAATGGATTTCTCCACCAAAGCAAACTCGTAAGTCTCTTAGTGAAATTCCTTCTTCGAAGTTTTCTCTAGAATCGTTTAGTTCATCCCAAAACCATCCAGTGTCATGAGATAATTCATCTATTTTACGCATAACCATTAACTTTCTCATCATCTCTAACCACTGTTGTTCTTTGTTCACTTTAACTTTACTAAACTTACCTTCAAAGTCTATGTTTTCTAATTCATCTGGTGTAGAATTATATAGAGCACTAAAGAAGGTTTGTTGCATACTAACTGAACAATAACTTGAGTATTTCACAAGATTTTTAAAAGCAGATGAAATTGTAGACATTACTCTGCCAATCAAGAAATGATAAGGCAGTTCATATCTAAAATCAAAAGAATTATGACTGTGATAGAACTTTCCATTTTCAAAGCTCATATTCGGTGTAAGCATTTTCTTCTCTTCTAATAAAGAGTATTTATGAGCAGAAGCCATTTTTGCCTCTTTCATCGCCGTATGATACGAATCATTTGG